GCAAAAACGTCAGACCAGCCTGAATACGGAACTGGCTCCGGTGGAAAAGCAGGGATTGGATGCAAACGGAATCGTACTCGATCCTCAAACCGGACAGTGGAAACCGGCTTCCACACCATCTTGGCTTGCCCGCCAGCCAAAGCCGCTGAAACAGCTCGACCGCGCCACGGCATTGCAATATCTGACCAAGGCGAACGGTGATAAAACTGTTGCGCGTCAGATGGCCTCCGCTGACGGATATTCTTATTGACCGTGCCAAATCTTGCACACTCTAATTATTTAAGCTTGTATTGACAAGGGTTCGGGTGTAGAAAGTTTTTGTGGATATTTTTGACCAGCTTGATGATGGCGCGAAACCGGCACCCGCTCAGGATATTTTTGACACGCTCACGACCCAGAAGCCGCCCGCGCAAAAACCTGCCACCGATATTTTTGACGAGGTTGCGCCACCAACTCCACCCCCGGCTCCCATCGCTGCGCCAAAGGTCGTCGCGTCACCCAAGTCCGCTCCATTGCCTCCGATAGACTTCAGCAATGTTGATGCTACCAAGGGTTCTGAAAGCGGCGGCTTCGGTGAAATAACGGGCAACGAATGGCAGGCAAAGCAATTGGCGAAGTTCACCAAACCAGCGGATGCAGTGCTGGCGAAGCTGGCCCCGAAGGTCGAGACACCGGAACAAAAGGGGCAGCTCGAAAAGGCTGTCGCGGACATTAATGCGTCCAAACTGGAAACGCCCGGCACGGCCAAGCAGGCTCTCACCGCCGCATTTTCTCCACCCAAGCCTTTTACTGACTTGGTTGAAATCGGTCGCGGCATCCAGCAAGACAACCGTGACACTGTTTTGGCCATGCGAAATCTGGCGGCAAAGCATGGCATCGACCCAGACAAGGCCGCAAAGCTTCCGTCGCTGGCCGAGCAGTACATGCGGGGCGGTGCCAATGCCCTCCTTGATACGGCCCTGTCATTCACGTCCCCCGGCGGGTTGGTAACCCTCGGGTTTGGATCACTGCCAAAGGCGGTTCAAAAATCTGCCTCGGTGGGATTCTCCGCGCAGATGCTTTCACAATTTCCAGATGCAGCCCAACAGTTGCTTGATGAGGAGTCGAAGCCAGACAGTGAAAAGGATCACGTTAAAATCGCTCAACTGTATCTTGGCGCGATGGGTGACGCCGGTTTCGGCATCCTCGCCGGTACGCACGGGCTTTTACCTTCCGTTCCTGAAACCATAACCCCCCAGAAAGGAGTCCCCAATGCCAGCCAAATCACAAGCCCAGAGAGCGTTCTTGAATCTCAAGTACGGCCACAAGTGGGTGAAGAAACACGGATTCGACAACAAGGGCAAGCTGCCGAAGCACGTCCCGAAAAAACGCAAGTTGTCCCTTCGCCGGTCGAGGCGCAAAGCGTACTAACACCGCCGCCCGCGCCCGAGCCGGTCGTATCACCGACCACCAAGCCGGTTGATGTCATCCAGAAAGTGCTGGCCATTCCGCCAAAGGATTTGATGGCCAGCTTTCCGATGGGTGAAAACAACCTCACAGGCAGTGCGTACCGCCTTGGCCGCAACCTCACAAGCCCTGATGAGCTTACGGCCTTGCAGGACGCCCAGACGGAAACCAAGGCCCGTGTGGACAAGTTCAGGAAAGATGGCGACCTGAACAACGCGATGATTGAAGCCGCGCGCCACCAGTTTTTTAACGAGGCGTATCAAGCGGCTACCGGCACTGGTAGCGCGAGGCTCGCGCTTGCAAAAGACCCGAACTACAAGCCTCCGTTTCCTGTGCCTGCTGAAAAACAGTCAGCAGTTTCCGTGGCGCAACCAGAAAAAACGCCAGTTGCTTCCGATATTGAGCTTGCACGTCAGACACTAGAAAAAGAAGGCAAACTGACAGTCTCGTTAGTACAGCGCAGAAATAAACTAGGATATGTCAAATCTGCCGCTGCGGTTGATGCGTTGGCTGCGAATGGTGAAATTGTAAAACAGCCGGATGGAACATGGGTAAAATCTCCTCCACGCGAAATAATCGAGCCATCTCAAGACACCCAAGTTGGCGAAAACGCGGCTGGCGAAAAACTGTACGAGCGCAAGGATGGTTCGAGATACCGGATACAGGGCGGCAAACCCAATTTCGGCGGCGACCTCGCGCCAAAGCCTGCGGTTGAGAAAGCGGCTCCTGTTGCTGCTGAATTGAAAGTTGGCGATCCAATAAAACTCATGGGTGTTGACAGCGTTCTTGCCGATACGCACACCGAGGACGGGATGAAGTATGAGATTTTCAACGGTGCCGCGCTTGGCGAGAAAAGGGCGGCGATTCGCGCCACAAACCTCGACACCGGCAACATCACAACCCTCAAGCAGTATCCCGACTACGATGCCGCAATGAAGGATTGGAATGGCGTGGTGAAGCGCGAAAAGACATGGGAGGAAACCGCCCGTGGCCGCAGCGTCTATAAATCCAACCTCGCCACTGAAAATGCCAAGGATGAAAAAGTCGTTGCTGCGATGAAGGCCGCGCCTTCGTATCCTAAGTTAAAAGCCGCTTACGATAGATTTCGCCGCAGCTTGTATGGAAAATCGTACAATCCGACAGTCATCGAAACGAAGCCTTGGGATATGCTGGATTCCAGTTCCGGCGTGATGAACGCCAAAAGCGCGATGGCAAAGACGTTGCGTGAACTGGAAAGCAAAGTGTTCGCCGAATCTGGATTGCCTCGCAAAAAGCCTGACTCGAAGTTTCGCGGCGGCACGGGTGTTGATTGGGATAAGGTTCAGGTCGAAAAGCCCAAACCCGCCGAATCAGCCGCCGTTCCAAACCACATCCAAATTCGTCAGGAGGGCCAGCGTCAATTCGAGTTCGACAACAAGTACGCGAAGCTGATGAAGGCTGGAAAAGGCGAAAAGGATGCTGCTGCCAACGAGTTTTCACCGGAGGATGCAAAGACTGCACTGGCAAGGCTTGAGGCCGCGCCGGGATTTGATGCAGAGGCAAAGGCATCACTTGAGCGTCGAATCGGTGGCGTATCTGAAACCCCCAAACTCGCCGTCGAAAACGGATACGAATCACCCGAGGCGTTCGCCGATGACTTCGCCAAAAACCGTGATGCCGAAGTGAACGAAACCGAGGAGGAATTTTTGAACCGGAGGCATTGCATGGGCACCATCCCGAGCCGGAAATCCATGCTCAACGAATAATATGAGAATCTTAATCGAAACAATTCCTCACGCATCGCAGGCTTACCCGACTGTGGGCGACTGGCGAAGGGATTCCGATGGCACATTGCACATCAAGGTAAGCGAAGAAATCGGCGACAAGTTCGCACTGCTGGTGGCCTTGCATGAGCTTATTGAGGTCACACTTTGCGAGGAACGGGGTGTAACTTGCGAACAAGTGGACGCCTTTGACAAGGAATTCGAGGCCATGCGAAAAGAGGATGATGACAGCGAGCCGGGCGACCACCCAGAAGCCCCGTACCGCAGGGAGCATTTTTTCGCCACCAGCATTGAACGCCTGATGGCCGCTGAAATGGGCGTTGACTGGCAAGCCTACGATGGCGCAATAATGAAACTGCCATGAGCGAAGATTTATCAAGCAGGACTTTTTGCGTTTTTGACCACTTTGGTTTGTTTGTGGGTTTGGCCCAACGGCTTTCCGAAAGTGGGGCGCGCGTCCTATACTGTACTCCCGTGGATCGGTATGACCGCATCACCGAGGCGGCGGTAGGCGAGGGGCTGAAAGGAATCGAACACGTTGAGGAGTTTTGGAAGTACAAAAGCGAAATCGACTGCTTTGTTTTTCCTGACATCCGGCACAGCGGACTTCAAAGCGAACTTCGGTCACAGGGGCTACCCGTCTGGGGAAGCCATGACGGGATGGAGCTAGAACAGGCCCGCATCTTTTTCCTTAAAAAACTCGACGAGCTTGGGTTGGACGTTCCGCCATACCAAGTCATCGTCGGCATGACAAATTTAGGCCTTTTCCTGAAGGATAAAAAAGACATCTGGATAAAAACCTCGAAGTGGCGCGGCACATGGGAAACAACCCATTGGCGGGACTGGAAAAAAGACCACCAGCGGCTTGATTACTGGTCTGTGAAATATGGCGGACTCAAAGAGCAGATAAAATTTATCTGCTTCGAGAAAATCGAAACCGACCTTGAAATTGGTGCCGATACATATTGCGTGGACGGTCAATGGCCATCGCATATGCTTCACGGCATCGAGCGCAAAGATGCCGCCTATTTTTCAGCCGTCACCGAACGCGAAAAGATGCCAGAACAGCTATTGCCCATCATGGAGGCGTTGTCGCCGTATCTCAAAGAGGTCGGTTATCGCAACCAATGGAGCATGGAGGTTCGGGTTACGAAGGACAAAAATTACTTCATTGATGCCACCTGTCGTGGCGGGTTGCCTTCCACCAATAGCTTTCTCGCGGCAAAGAACGTGGCCGAGGTAATCTATTATGGTGCGCGCGGCGAATTCGTTGAGATTGATTACGGCTTCAAATTCAGCGCAGAGTGCATGGTAAACGCCAAGGCTGACTCCGACACTTGGATTTCGCTGGAGCTTGACCCGAAGGTGCGGGCCAACTTTTTGGCCCAACAATGTTGTGAAGAAGACGGGCTGCTCTGGTATCCCCCGCTGGACGGTGGTGGCAATAACCTCGGCTGGCTCCGGTCGGTCGGTAACACGCCCAAGGAGGTTCTTGAAAATATGAACAAGCTGGCGGATGCCCTGCCGGACGGCGTTGATGCCCAAGTCGAGGAGCTGGCGGATGTCATCCGTGAAATAGCGTCCGAACAGGATCAAGGGATTCATTTCACCGATGCCCCGATGCCCGAACCAAGCGTAGTGCTTGAACCCTCCAAAAAATGAGCAGAATGCCTATATTAAAAAATACCTGCGTCGTCCGCTGCGAGTGCGGATGCAAGCGCGATGTACGAACCAGTCCGCGCTGGCTAAAGAGCGGCAGGCATGTTTTCTTTGAGAAAGCCTGCAATATAAGATTCAATAGTGAACATCCGAACAAGCCATAATGATTAAGTGTCCTCCAAAAAATTACGCTTTCGGCCTGCTCAAAAGCGGCCTCGGTGAAGCCCGCGCCCACATCGCCTACCAACGCAATGGATTTGAAGTGCCTGAAATTGAGAAGGCGTTGGACTTGCTTGGAATGGACAAAGAGGCATGGCGCGACAGCAAAGGCCGCACACTGCATCAGGTGAAAGCTCTGAACGCTACTGCTAAAACTGTTCGTGAATCTGGGGGGCCGATTCTTCCAAAATCTGAACCATCCGCACCTTCTGGAATTGCCCCAGAATCAAAAGTGCGCGTAGGCAAAGACCCGAGGCTTCACACCGTGGTTCGGGAGCTTCCAAAGTCACAAGGCGACCTGCCGGACGAGAAATTTTATGAAGTCAGAAACGACAAAACCGGAGAAGTCCAGACGGTCGAATCGAAAGACATTACGCCCGTCACTGAGCGGACTGCTGCTGAAAAATCTGCTGTTAAGCCCGATAGCCTTGACGACCAATTGCGGTCATACAAGCTCGACCCATCAGCATTCCCAGACGCCGCCAGCAAGCGGGCCGCACTGAAGCGGGCGAAAGCCACATCCGAACCGGCGGCAAATCTCGGAGAAGGCTTGCCCGCCGGTCAAGGTTCATCTGATGCCCAGATACTTGAATCAATCAAGGGCGAGCCTACTCACGGATTCAGGGTCAATGTCATCTCGCGGGATCAGGCCGAACAAATCACCAGCAGGCCCGAGGCGCGCGGCTACGGCGGTTTCTTTGGTAACGGCGAAATCTATTTCGTGCGCGAGAACGTGAACACGAAAAATCCCGAGCTGGTACGCCAGTTGTTACGGGAGGAAATCGGCCACGGACTTTTACGCACCGAGAACGGGGCTAAATTGCTGGAAGAAGTCTTTGGCCGCGCCCGCCGTGAATTGACGGAGGCTGAAAAGGCTCCGCTCCGTGCCGCTGGTTACAAAGAGCATCAGTTGCTTGACGAGTTCATTGCCAAGTCAGCGCGGGAGAACCGGCCTTGGTGGTCGGAGGTCATTCTTACCATCAAGTCTTGGCTGGCCAAGCTCGGGTTGAATCTTTCCAACGAAGATGCCGCCCGCTTGCTGCTACGTCGAATCAAGGAAAATCAATCCAGTCAAATTGAAGGCGTCGACATTGCACCGGGCCAGCCCGTGCCACCGGACGAAGCCTTGGATGAAGAAAAACCACCCACGATCCAGATTGCCGGTCGCACCTATGTTGTCCCAGATGAAACGCTGATTGCGTCCAAGTTCACACCTGAACAGATTGAAGACGGCAAGAAACGCGCAACCGCCGTTGCCGCTAGTCTTAAACTTCCGGGCAACGTGGATACGCGCGCAGACGGCTCGCTTTTCAACGTGGACGGCGACTCCAATGTTGGCAGCGATGGCAAGCCGGTTTTCGACTATTCCACCGAAGTCAGCAGGCTGCGCGATGAGCTTGTCAAAGCGCATCAGGCCAACGACGAGGTTTTGACCGCCCAGTTGGTCAAGCTTATCAATTACAACCACGATGAGTGGCCAAAGCTAGTGGCCAAGCCGCTGGCGGATGAATTGAGGGGGCTGGCGGCGGCAAAGTCGAGCTTCTATGGCCAAATGTTGCGGATGATAAAGGGCGCGGCGGTGTCGAAAGACCTGCGCTCCATCGCCCGTAATCTTGATTTCTCACTGAAGCGTCTTTACTCCGCCAATTTCGGGGGCGATGCGTATGAGACTTTTGTAAGCCGTATCATACAAAACTTTCGTGACTATTTCACGCCCGAGCAGTTGGACAAATTTGGCACCGACAATCCCAATCTGGTGGAACAGGTTGAATTGCTGGCCGCGACCGCACGGGCGGAAACTGCGAACCGGCTGTACCGCCAGATTCAGTCCAAGCTGAACCCTAAGAATATCACGCCCGCCAAGCTCGAAAAAAATGCCATCGCGCGCGAGGAATTCGAGGCCTTGATTCAGCAGCTTGAAAAAATCGGCGTGGACATCCCCGAGAAAAAGAACGCGAAGATGTCCGCGCGCGAAAAACTGCTGTTGCTGGTCAAAGACAAAACCATCGAGAAGGTGAATGCCGATGTCGAAGCGGCCATCAAATACGGTTTGAGCGAAGCGGGCAAACAGGCTGCTCGCAATGAACTGCTGGGCAACAAGGCCGCTATCGAGGAGCTGGATGCGCGCTACCTTGCGGGCGAGGAACCGACGCCAGAGCAGATTACCAAGGGTCTTGAGTTACAGGCTTTCCGTGGCATCAAAGGGCTGCGCGATACATGGCTTAGTTATGATCCGGTGACGACCAAGCTGGTACAGGACATTGTTAAGGGCGATTTCAAGGGCGTTCGTTTCGGCATTCCGAAAAAGCAGCCGGTGGACACCCGTTTGAGCCTGACGGAACTGGCCAAGCAGCCGGATGCCGAGATTACCCGCGTTCTGGATGCGTACCTGAAGAACATCGAGGACAATCTGGACATCGCGGGCGCATCGCCGGAAACACGCCAGCGCATCCGTGACACGGTTCAAAAACAGGTTGCCGACCAGATTGAAAACGTCATCCGCCCCAAGGTGCGCGACATCATGTTTAGCGCGCCCAAGGAAAAAGGCTCGGCCAAGACTGACGAGCAAAAGCTGGCGGAGCAAATCAACGCCGGGTTGTTCAAGGATGAACGGCTGAAGGTACCGGAGATGGTTGAGCACGTGGCGGGCAAGAGCCTTGTCAAAAAATTAACGCCGAAAGTTGGCGATTTGGCACGGGTTATTCTGGATACGCCATCGTTCAAGCAGGCGGACATGGAGAAGCAGATTGCCGACAAGGTTGTTTCCGACCTCGGAGTTACACCCGATCAGGCTGAGAATCTTGCCAAAGTCATTTACGCTTCGCTGAAGCCGAAGATTACCGAGGCCCGCGCTGCCGCCCAAGAAAAAGCGGTGAAGTCGATGACACCGCGTGAGCAGGCGGTGATTCCAAAGACGGATACAAAGCTGTGGGACAACATCACCCAGTTTTTCAACGCCGGGGGCAAGGACTACGAGGAACTGCTGAAGCGTGTTGCCGTCATTCGCGGTCTGCCCGTGCCATCCGCTGTTGAGATGGCCAAAATGAAGGCTTTGGCGGACAAAATCGACCGCCTCACAAATTTAAGCCCCGATGCGGAGGAAAAAATCCGCAACGATTCCAGCTTGAATGATGCGGAAAAGGCACAGGCGATTGATAACGAGCGCAACAAAATCGAGGCCATCAACGCCTCTGAAATTGGACGCGCCACCCGTCAAATGGCCGTGGAATGGGCGAAGTTCTCGAAGCCGTACAACTGGCTTCAAAAGCGCAATATCGCCGATGCCGGATACGAGCTGGCCACGGCCAACCTGCTGGCAAAATTCGGATTCCCCATCCGGCTGGCAACGCATATCACGACCCAGTTGCTTGTCAGGACGCCCATTCGTCCGCTGGCCGTAGCATTGGAACAGTTTTATGCCGACCGTGCGGCGGGCAAGCAGACCGAATTTTTCTCTGACGCCTACAACGCTGTCAGGGAGACTTTTGACCAGACTTTCAAGGCCGTGCCGCAAGCCCTGCGGGCAGGCCGGTCACAGTTGACCGCGCGCGGCGAAGTAAACTCGTCGCGGCTAGCGGCGGGTGTCAACGCACTGGAACGCATGGCGACACAGGCCAAGGAATACGCGAAGAAGGGCGATTATGTCCGGGCGACCATGCTTTATACCGTGGCCTCGCTGCGGATGGCCCAGCGTGTTGTCAGCGGCATCGACGCTTTTCAGGGCGAGTTCGTCGAGATGCAGGAATTGAGGCATCAAATTTTCATCGAACTGGCCAAGCAGGGAAAATCCCGCGCGGAAATCGAGATGCAGATGGAAAACATCTTCGGCAGCATGGCTGCGGACTGGGCCATTGCACTGGCCGATGCCCGCCGTGGATTTGACGAGTTCGACATCCTGAAGGACTCCAAAAACTTCGTGCGCGAACAGGCGTTGACCGAGGCGGCTGACCGGCTGTTGAAAGAGCGGATGTATCAAAAGGCCGAACTGATGGGTTTGCCCTCGGACTCGATGCGGGCGTACATCCTGCGACAGCGCATGGCGGAGGCTTGGCAGACGGCGACAAAGACAGGGTTGGGCGGTGCGCTCACCAAGGGCATGGTAGCCGCCCGTCAGTTTGCAACCGAAAAAGGCCTGCCATTCCTGCCTGTGGAATTCTCTAACGCGATTGGCGCGGGTGTGAATTATCACCTGATGCTCACCCCGTTCTACAAGCTCGCGCTGGGCAAGGTCGATGCCGCCGGGGTCGGCGAGTCCGCTTGGAACGAAACCCGGCTGGATCGGACAAACCGGCAGCTCATGGCCCTTGCCGGAACCATGCTGGGGGGCACGATGGCCGCGCTGGTGCTATCCGGCCAGCTCCGGGTGCAACTCCACAGCCCAACGGACAAGAAAGAGCGCGAGAAGTTTATTGCCGAGGGCCACAAGGTCGGTACGGTCGAATGGATGCTGCCGGATGGCAACTTCATACCCTTCAGCCTCACCGTGGGGCCGTTCTCGCTCGTTTCGCCGTATCTGGCGGCAGCGGGCCAAACCGTGCATCTGGTACAGTCACGGGAGAAGAAGCAGGCCGCTCTGGACGCGCAGGCGGCTAAGACCGGCCTTCCAGCGGGCAAGATAGACCCTGTGACAGTAACGGACGTTCTGGGCGTGGCCGGGCAGGCTGTATGGGCCTCCCTGCTTGGTGGCTCGACCGCCGGGGGCTTGGTGTCGTCTTACTCCGAATTCCAGACTCCGAATGCTAATAAGGCGGTTTCCGCCACGATTGCCCCGCTCCTGCCGTACATTCCCATGCTTCAGGAGGTATCGCGCATGATTGGCGTGGGGCTGGACTCCAAGACCGCCACGGTCTTTGACTACCTGCTTCCGCTGCCAACGTCAGGCGCACGGGCCATCAACGCGCTGGGCGACCCTGTACGAACGCCGGATGCTATCCAGAGAGTCATTCAGGCGATTACTGCCGGAACATACCCCGGCATCGTTTCCAGCAAACCGGACGAATCGTATGATTATGAGACACGCTCGGCATATTCTGCCCTGCTGGCCACCAGATACGCCCCGCCGGAGATAAATCCGGCCAAAGGGTACGCTATCGGCGGCACCTTCAGGCCAATGACCCAGCCCGAGCTTGAGCAGTACACGGAATTGCGCGGGCAATACCTGAAAGAGAATCTGGCAGCACTCGGAGCCAGCGCGACCAAGCAACAGGTCAGGGCCGCGTATCAGCAGGCCAACGCGCAGGCTTTGACTGACATGGGTATCACCACCGCGCGATCCACGGCGGCGACCTCTGGGACTGCTGCCGCGGCACCCGCCGGACAGCGCAGGCTGTCCCTTGGCCGGAGCCGGTCGAGCGGGCTGAAAGTCAGCCTAAAAAAACTTCACCGCACAAAAATTCGCAGACCGCGTTCACTTCGCCTGCGTAGCTCCAAAAAATCGCGCCTGCATCGTCCAAAATTAAGCTTTACATGACCGTGCAACTTTTGGCATGGTTGAAGCGTGGCCCGAATAACGGAGCGTTACCGTAACTACGAAGTCTTTTGGATGGAGTGTGCAAGCGCAGAGGCCACGTTGTAAGCGTAGGAAAGTCTGGTTAATCCGCCGCGTTTGGGACGCGGAAACCGCAGGTTCAAATCCTGCCGCTTGCACCAATTTTAACCGGGGGATAGTGTAAGAAGTTTGCGAGATAGACAGCGTTGTTCTAGAGCAATGTTGGAACGGCGTGAAATCCTCGACTTACAAGCACACACGGCTTTGGGCCGTAAAGTTACGTGAAAATCGTATCCTCCGACCAATTTGAACGCATCGGTATCCGGGCGTTCATGGGGCGGACAGAGCGCGGAAGACGCCTTGGAAAACAAGCAGGGCAGTCACGGGCTTGCTAGTTGCCCCGACCAATTTTGCGGGTGTAGTTCAGTGGCTAGAACATCTGTTTTCCAAACAGAGTACGGCAGTTCAATTCTGCTCACCCGCTCCAGATTTATAGGACGGTACGACGAGCCTTATCAGCTTGCACGACCGCCCTTGGGTGAAACGAGATGTGGATTGAGGCGTGATTGCCGAAATGAAGCTGAACACAGTAGCCCTAAATTTAAATGGCTTGTAGCTCAATGGTTAGAGCAGGACACTCATAATGTCTTGGTTCTTGGTTCGAGTCCAAGCAGGCCAACCAGTTTTAATGCGAGTAGAGGCGATTAGAAGCGCGACGGCTTGCAAGACCCGTATTCCGGGGATACTCCGTCAAATCGGGTGCAAATCCCGACACTCGCACCAATTTTAAATGAGTCAACACGACCCAGACGGGCCAAAGAACCTCGGAAAACTTTTCGGGGACATGAATGACTACATCCGGCAGCATAGTCGTGGCGAGCTTCCGGCGCAGAAGGCCAAGGCTTCAGAAAAGCCGGTCATGCCCCACAATGTCTGCCGCGTTTGCAACAAGCCTTTCAACCATTCCCGCATTATCGTTGAGCGACCGATTGTGACCGACCCGTGCCCGCAGTGTAACACCCTGCTGAAAGATGGATTCACCGCGCTTACCGATGGCTCGCGGTTTGCGTTTGTAAAGATGCCGCCCACCTGTGCCGACATGGTTGGAATGATTGTTGACCTGAGCAAAGAGGAAATGGATCAGGTCGAGAAAAAGAAAAATGAAAAGACAAGCTGATGTTCTGAAATGGGCACCCCCGTTTTTGGTTTATGCCCTCGCGCGCGACGAAAAAGGACGCGGACTGACCGCCGACCAAATCGCCGCCAGCGCGGGCATGTCAAAACGCAATGTGGTGCGTATCTCGCAAATGCTGAGTTGGGACGCCGTGAAGGCTGGCACCATCGAGGCGTTCATGCGCGGGTGTAATTTCACGGCTGCTAAACAGGTCGATTACATCCGCAAGACCACTGGCACGAACAGAAAGTTTTCCCACCTTTCAAAGCTGCGGATGAAAAGTTTTGAGGAACGCATTGTGGCCTTTAATGTGTTGCATGAATCGAAGAAAGCCAAAAAATAACCATGAACCAGAAAGACAAGCCGGTTAAATACTGGGTCACAATTTCGATGATCGAAGGCTATATCGCAATGTGGTCAGTTCGCCAATCCCCATACCACCAGCCGGATTACCTGCTTGGCGTCATAAAACAATTTCGTGATTCGGTAAGGCCATTATTTGACGCAAATGAAATGCTCCAGATAAGCAGGACTGACTTACGGGTTTTGCTAAACAGCCACCTTCTGACCCAGCGGCAAGTCCAGCTTTGGAACGAACGTAAAAACGGTAACCAAAATCCGATTGGGTTCGTGTCGCGTTACGACAGGCCTGACCCAGACAATGATTTCATCGACCTCCACGCGCTTTCAAGAAACATTGAAATGGGAGTTTTCCGTGAATGTGAGCACGATGCTATTTCTGACCACAAAATAACCCAAGATTGGAGACGTGGTTGGCTTTCAAGAAAGCTGTTCCGGCTCAAGCAGCGAATTTTCAAGACATCAACGCCATCACCCGAAAGTCCATCTTGTACCAGTGCGTGTCGCCCCCAATAGCGGGTGACCCGTCCGCGTTGAGAATGGTAATCTCGAAATAAAGATAGTTCCCCTGCTCGTAGCAATCCCAGTGTGCGTCTTGGGATGGAATCTCACCAGCCGCCTCAAGTTGCGCGGCTGTTAGGCTCTCGGGGCATTTCAACACCAAGTCAGGCGTGATGGAATGCCACACAATCTGGCAATACGTGGTGTTGTTGGGGTCGGTGTACTGATGGCTAGTACCGATCCGCAGGCGCGCAATGCACGGGTTGTCCTGCTTTGCCGTGTATGCCCCAACGGTAAGCCGGTCGATGATTTTGGCGATGTCAAACAGGCCGATGGGAATGACACCGCGCAGCAGGCTCGTAAATCCGGTCGCGTTCCAGACAGGGTTGGTGATGTTTTCGGAAACAGGCGGCGTAGGGTCGGTTACGCTCGGTATCTGGGTGACGAATTCGCGCGACAAAACACCGTTCAGTTGCTTGAGCGCATAATCCACATTTGAACACGCCACAAGCAGTTGAAGCGTGTTACAGTCCGCCGTGCCGGTCGGGTTCGGTATGTAGTCGCAGAACGAGCTGAAGCCCGTATCCATGTAATAGCCGGTCAAAAACTTCGTGGATAAAATCATCGACTGGTTATTGACACAGCCACGACCGACAGCGGGCCAACTTACCCAGATTTCATTCGTGATTGGCTTGAAGGCGGCGACCATCGAGTTGCAGCAATTCGGATCAACCTTTCGCGTCCGGTCGGAGTAAACCAGCCCCGTGGCCTGCCGCAGCCATTCCGGTGCCTCGGGCGCGGGCAGGTATTGATTGTAGGTGTAAAACGATTCGCGCGAACCGTAGTAAAGATTTTGGCCATCGGATACCAGCGAATCAGGGTACACCAAGCAACCGGCAAAGTTCTTTGGCTCGGTATAAACACGGATGAAGGCAAGGGCGGTGTTAGCCACGGCATCAACCGAGATGGTGCTTTTCCAGATTGATTTCTGGGTGAAAATATAGAGGTACTGACTTAACTCGATGGCCGCAATGATTTGCTCGGTGCCACCGAGGTCTTGAAAATTGGCTATCGAATCCGTTCCGGGTGCCCAACTTTTCGGCAGGTTCAAATCAGAGTACCGCACCCGGCTTGGAAATGACTGACCGCCCTCGACCGTATTCATCAGGATCATCAATCCCCCAAACTCGACGACCACACGGGCCTTGGTCAAACCCAGCGTTCCAGTCAGGTCGGATATGGTCACCGCCGATGACGCGCCAAGATCATACGAATATACGTTGTCCTTGTTGTTGGTGAAAATCACCGTGTTATTGAGAAATGCACCGCGCATCTTCGCGCTGCCTGATAGGCCGGTGAGTACGTCCACCCAAAGTCCGGTAGGCTCTACAAGGTAGGAGATTTCAGACTCGGTACACGCGAATAACGTCCTGACACCGGCATTGCTTTCAACCTGTAGCATCGAAGTGACCGGCTTGCGGGTGCCGACACCGCGCTGGTGAAAATCCCAGTTGATGTACTCCATGCAATTCCAAACGCCGCCTGAAAAAACACGCTGGCCGGTCGGGCAAATGAGCTGGCCTTCCGTTGGTGCCGTATGAGTGGCTACACGGTAACTAGCGAGAAATCTTTCAAATCCGCATTTTCGGGTAAGCCTGCCGTTGTCTGAAACCGACCAGTTTTGCTTCTCTTTAAATCCCGCATCCGGCACCTCTGTTGGCCTAAACCGGGCGTCAAGCTGCCCGGTCAGCGGTGACATTGAGATTGTTTGCCAACGAGATTTGGTCTTGGAGGCCATTTCCACTACAGTAGCGGGATTTCAAACTTTTTCAACAACCATTCAATATCGTTGACAAACAGGCTTTTATTTCGCTCTCGTTCCAGTTCAACCAGCCGCCAGTCTTCCCGCAGTTTCTCGACGGCCTGATTCGTGTCGAAGCATCTCGGCAGCGCGGCAATCATGCGGTCTGCTATCGAGCGCGGGAACATGGTTTCAATCAAAAAAAGCTTGTTGTATATCAGCGTCCAAAGCGAGTTGTGGAACGGCAGCTTTTCGCCATCGCGGAACCGATGCCATGTGACAAAGTTTTTCATCAGCCGGACATCCGATCCAGAAAGCCAGAATTTCAGGCTCATCAGTTGCTCCTCGACGCCCCAAACGCGAAAATGATTCATGCCGCCCAGTTCAAGAAAACGCTTCCGGGGCATGACGTAATTCGCGCCCATGACACACGAAATCTCCTCCATGTCATCGCGTTCACCGGCCCAGACGCCCTCCAAAACCTGATTTCCGCTGCCGTCCGGCTGCTTGCCTATAAACTGGAGGTCTGCCCCGTAGTAAGTACCGGCAGGTTGTCCAAATGGCTTTACCTTTGGAGTGAATCCCTTACACACCCCACAGAAAAGAGCATCCGGATACTGCATAATGCCACTCATCACATCGCTTACCCATCCGTCTTCAAAGCGGACGTGAGAATCTGTCATTACCAGATAATCGCCATCAGCAATCTGCGCCCCCACATGACGGGAGCCGCCGGAGCCGATACGGTAAAAATTACGATGCAGCACAACATTCAGGTCATCGGGTACAACCACATCATACGCGCTACAGTCATCTATCACAACAATCTGGGTAGTTGGCGCGGTCTGGCGTATGCTCCTGATGGTGGCCAGCAATTCCTCTTGGTCGTTTACGGTGGGAATGACAACTGAGATTTTCATGCTCGTTATTTCAAAATATCCACTTCAGCAGACTTGTCCGCCCAGTGGAAAAAATGCCTCAACTTGACCGGAAAATTACGATGCGCCTGAAGCCGTTTCCAGTCCTCAATGGATTGCTCGCCATAGCCGTAGAATTTCAGTTTGGCCATGACATTGGCCTCGTCGTCCCAGCTATGATGGTCGAAAACAAGGTCAAGCTTTCTGGTCTGCTCGCGGGTCAGGCACGGCCCCCGGTTGCTGCCAAATACCGGCGGCTCATGCGATGAGAAAGTCCAGCCCGGATAATACCGGAAGGCGCGCAACCACTCGCCCGGCCTGTTACCGTATCCATTGTCGCCGATTGTCACCAGATTCTTGCCGACGAAATACCGGCAAAAGAAAAAGGCCCGCATCAATTCGCGGTTTGATTCAAAAAGACCGAGAATTTTTTCAAGCTGTGGTGCCGTCCAGTATTCGTCCACATCCATTTGCAGCAGGGCGCACTGGTCGGGTATCAGGTTGATGCAGGCATTACACATCTCGACTTTGCCATTCCAGAGCTGCTTACGGATTATCCTGACGCGCGGATGACCTAAAATCCTGTTGAGATACTCAGTCGTGCCGTCCCTTGAAAGGCTTGGCTCCTGTGGTTTGCACCATGAAGTACACCGGATGTTTGCCGCCGCGCCCTCGGCAATGCGCCACTCCCAATCACATTGCAGCTTCTCGAATTCATACAGATGCCTTTGAATATGGGGCATTCCGTCTTTGACTATCGTGAAGATGACGAGCCTCATCAGATCATCCCCCGCTTGCGTAGTTCATCCAATTCAGAGTGAGTCCATTTCTGGGCGTAAAAAACAGGCCGGTCAAAATCAATGGGCCGATTCCGACCATACTGCATGTCAAACATGAACCAAGTGGCAGGGTTCTGCTGTGCCAGCCGTAGGAAAATATGTTCACCAAGATTGGCCTCACAATTTTGCGGGCCTTGGCCCAAGAACAGCCGAACGAATTCAGGAATGTACCAGTGACGGACGAGAAACAGGCTTTGCTCACAGGGCATCCAGTCACATTTTCCGAAGATAATTCCAGCGTCCTTGATTTCAGAATACATCTGCTCAATGACCGGCCCGAATGCCAGTACGTCCTGCTCAAAAAAAACAAAGTCCTTTTCGTCGTTGTAGGCATCCATCGCCAACGCGCATACCGCGCCCGTCCATCCTGAAAACTTGTGCTTTTTAATACCATGCAACAGCACATGACAATTCCCGAGGTCGCCAGTGTAATAGTTCACTTCGACCGGCAACGATGCAGGAATCCAACAGCCAGCGACCGGCGGACGCGCCCCGCTATCGGCCTTGATTACCACCTTGGCCGGAGCGGGATTAAGCTTGGCAATGTTTTCTATCCAAGTCTGAAAGAATGTGTCAGCCCCGCGTGAGAATTCCCAGTGGTAGCCGGAGCCGATGATGTAAGGCTGTGGATTCATATATTATTTTCTACCAATTAAACACATGACAAAAATCCACAATATAGTTGCGGCCATAAACCCGCATGTAAAAGATTCCCAGTTCATATCGTTTTCACAATCTGCCTGATAGCGTGTTTAACAGCCTCGTCCGATGAGCGTTCAAGGCTAAAACCAGCCTCATTTAACTTTGCCATGTTCATGCGCGAGTGTGGCACGTCACCAGCCCACCCCGCTAGGTCTGATCCGTAATTCACTTTGCATTTGTGAATTTTTGGGATTTTTCCGGTGGCGTAAATTTCGCTTATCAGCTCTTCGACAATGAACCTGACATTGGTTGCTCCAAACGGGGCAAGATTGTACGGCGCAACCCATGTATCAGGCGCATCGTTCAAAATTTTGATGCCATGTAGCAATCCGGCCACCACCTCCTTGACGTAAAGATACGGCTTAGACTGCCCGCCATTGCCAAGTACGTCAAGATGGTCTGGATGCTCTTTGAGCTGTTTGATGAAATCGAAAATGCAACCATGAGTCGCGCGTTCTCCGACCACGTTGCCAAACCTGAAAATCACGGACGAAAACCCGAACGTCCCGCAGAACGCCGAAATGAGGGCTTCCGAGGCCACTTTGCCCGCCCCATACAGGCTGATAGGCAATCGCTCCCCAACGCCTTCTTTGCAGACGGTAAATCCAGAGTCTCCGTAAACCGTTCCCGAGCTGGAGAAGATGATTTTTTTGGCACCAGCTCGACGCATCGCTTCCAGCACATTATATGTAGCGATAGTCTCAAGTTCCAAATCCAAGCGGGTGTTTTCGATTCCGCGACGGGCATCTGGATTAGAAGCCAGATGGAAAACACACTCAACGCCATCGAAATGTTTGTCATAAATTGGATTAACGAGGTCAAGCCGGGCAATTTCAAGTCGTAAATCGTCTTCATGCTGGCCCAAATGTTCCCTGCAACCAGACGAAAAATTGTCGATAACGACCACTCTTTCAGTCTGCACGTCGGCGAGCAGCGCATCAATCAAATGTGATCCGATAAAACCCGCGCCTCCGGTTACAAGGTAATTTTTCATTTGTTCTTGTTCCAACTCCCGTCCCAGTGATGGACGCAAAAGCTGCTTGGATGGGCCTTTTTTCTCTCTGGCGGAAAGTCATAAAAAAACGGGTAAATCCAAGGCGTAGGAAGTACCTCAAGACCGTCTCGCGGAGCCTCCGTCATCAGAAAAACTCCCTCGGCTGCGTTCTGGGTCATCAGCCTGTTTTGAAATTGTATCTGCCACTTGATCCAAGGATGCCCGGCGACCGCACCAAAAACTGCATTGCAAAGCCTGTCCTCATCCTGACGGGCGGCGAATGCCTTATGGTTTAGTAATGGAGTGAATGGCTTCAATACCTCAACATCGGTATCCATCCAGATTCCACCAAGCTGATTCACTGCATGAAGACGTACAATGTTTGAAACACCAGCCCAATTCACACACTTTGATTTCAGGTGGTCGAGGTCTAGGCCAAGCCTTTTGGTACTATTTTCATTAAAGATAAATATTTCCCAATCGCGGTGATGCCTGCGAACGCTGGACATCATCTGCCGTATATGATTTGGAGGGTCTTGGCCAAACCAGCATTGAATTATGCGCTTCGGAATCATTTTGTTCTCAGGCAATACGATTTGAAATCCTCGTTGTCCAGATGGGTGATGCGCCAGCCATGCGACTTGCAGAAATCATTGACGGCCTCGACGACGCCAAAATTCCACTTTTTAGCCTGCTCGTTCTGGGTGTAATCGTGGCCCATTAAATACCCATTGGGGCCAACTACACGACTCCATGCAACCAAGTCGGAGTAGCAGGCTTCATAGAGATGGTCGCCATCAATGTAAACGGCTGTCAGTGCGCCATCCATAAACTGCTTTGCGGCGTCCAACGAGTCGGCGCGCAATATCGTGTAACGACCTCCTTGAGAATGGCCACGGATGTTGTGCTGGGTTTCACGAAGATTGGCTTCATGGTCATCCTGCTTTAACGGATCGTTATACTCCGGCCTCGGTTTCCAGCTATCTATCAGATAAACATGCCGGAAATTCGGCATACTCAGGATTTCGTTGCTGAGATACCCGCGCCAGACACCAATTTCAGCAATGGTGCTGTTCATCGGCAGGGTGCGGATGAGGTCTAGCCGGGTTGGTACATGAATGATTTCGCTCATGGTCAAATTTTTCTGAAGGCTATGAAACCACCGGCCTTGGATTCAACCTCAATACCGTGCTTTGTGGACGCTTCCATGATTTCGTTCAGGGCGCGCGTACCACCTTGAAAATCGACATGGCCGTAGTCATGGAACGCCATGATTCCACCCTCGGTAATCATCGGCCAAAATTTATCGAAAGCGGCCATTGTGTTTTCATAGGTATGGTCGTGGTCAATGAAGCACCAGCAAAATTGGGGGTTTGTTTTTAATTTTGGAATCTCTTTGAAATCTTGATTTAAAACGCCGACTTTGTGGCCTTCGCATAAACCGTATTTATCCAAATTTTCTTTCAAGGTTTCGACCTGTCCGCATTCGACACAAATAAGCGTCTTCCATGAAGGCAATACTGATAGCGTCAAAAGCGCACTCAGACCATTCAAGGAGCCGACTTCAATAGCATCGCCAAGAATGTTCGTTACCTCAAGGACACACAACTGTAGGGCTATGCGCTCCTGTTCTGAAATATAGCCGACGACTTCAGGAAATTTTCCACTGGTGTTTAGGGGGTTCATAACTTCACTTTGTCAGCCGGATGCGAAATGATTCAAGTTCGTCCTTCTCAATCCCAATCACACGATGATGGCCATAGATAATTGGCCTGAATTCGTTGTTTCCTGCATTGATGTCAATGTCTTCTTCCATATCTTTGAATCCGGCAAGCGTACAAACAGTTCCCAAGCTATCCCGAGTCCACGCCGTCATGTGGCCATGACCTAGAATGATGTCTCGCGCATGATCCGGTTCAAGGTAATCCAAAACCGGCATGGACACATGCAGAACACCGCCGGTCTTCAGTATGCGCTTGGCTTCAAGCAGGAACCGGAACATGTCCGGCGCAGAAACATGCTCAAGACAGTGCTCAATCAGAATTTCATCAACCGCTCCATCATTGTACGGAAGCCGCTTGGTCACGTCCACATCAGCATCGTGATTCGACCAGCCTTCGAGGATGTTACCGCCGCAGCCAAATTGGACTTTAAGGCTCAAGATTTTCCTTTCTCGCGTTCGATGAGCATTGCTTGAGCTATTCCATATGCTCCTTGCGCTACAAATGCAGGGTCGGTTTTACTAATAGATGCACACCGATCAATCATCACAGACAACGCCTTTGCTGCGAAGTAGTCCAACAGGGTCATGCCTTGATGTGGCCTTGTACCGCGTGGAACACCATTCAATTCGTACTCAGCAAATTCGCTTGGAAACGCTGGCCCGCCATCATTGGTATTATCGTTTTTCATTTTTTGAGTATTCTGGGTAAAGCCTACGGTCAACGATGGCGGCGATTTCGTGCATCTGACCGCTGTTCAGGTATCCGCGCTCGTAGGCCGAGGTAATCACGCCTTTGACGAACTTATTGACTGGGGAGCGAAACCAAAACATGAACGTTCGACCCCAAAACCCAAGCGACTTCTTGTAGCGAAAGTCGATTTGCTTCTGGCCTTGGTTGGCGAATGAATTAACCATAATTTAGACCGTGCCAAAAGTTGCACGGTTTGTCCAGCATTTATTTGGATTTACTTTGCTTGCCCTTCGATACCATATCATCTGAATTTTCTTGATTTGTGCCAGCCCAAAGATGGTTCGGATTTACACATGGTCGGTTGTCGCAACTATGGCAGATACAGGGTTTTCTTTTTGGAATTTTACCAACAAACCATTGATACATCAGCCTATGAGCATGGGTGGATTTTTTATTTATGCTAAAATAGCCATAGCCCTTATTGGTAATTGCACTTTTCCAAATCCAGCAGTCATTATCTCCAGAAACCTTGACCAGAAGTAGAAACCTTTCCTGAATTGATTTTGGAAACTGACATTTTTCATTACAAAACACCCTTTTTGGACGCCTGATATAAATGGCCTTCTTCAAGACTGTTTTTCCGCATGAAAAACAGACAACCTCGATCAAATCAGTCGAACGGCTAATGAAGGCTTTTCTTCGGCCTTCCTCCAAGCGCGCCGTTGCGACGGGCAGCAGACTTTTTCTTTTTGCTTCGGCTTCGACCGCCAATTTTACCGCCCTTCTTGCCAAGAGCAACGGCGTGAGGGTTTTTAAACTCATTCATAAAATATCCCAAAGCGGTTACGGTTTGTCAAATGCAGTTTTCTTTTGTGAATTTCAATTCTGGCAAATGTTTTTCGGCAAAAGCGCGCCAAATTAAGCGGTTGTGCTGATTTGCTGGAGATACATTTACATAATCAGGCCGCGCCCAGTAAGATTCGTGAGTGATATGGTAGATATATCCGCGAGGGAACTCCGCTGGGAAAATGTGACGAATGAAGCTCTCTCTGGTAGATTTCATCCCGTGATAAAGGCGTATCAGGGCAGTCATTGCGACATCCCAATCAGATGCGCCTAAAATAAAGTCTCCAATTTCATCCCAGTATTCTAAAAGCCAAGACTTTTTGAAAGCGAACAAATCCCGACCAAAATGGGGCGGTGTGATTTTTGCCATCTCGATTGGATTTAATGTCCGCATTGGCAATGCCCTGTTAATATCGCATCTCTGACTGCATACAGCGTCATAAACACTGACATAAAATTGAAGAACGTCAGGTAATTCGGCGTGAAGTATGTTGTCGTCATTGGTAAAAAAAATGATGTCATCATATTCCGCCTGATCCATCGCGTTTTTAAGCACGTCCTTGAGATACGGCAGCGGTCGCTTTTCGCCAATGTCCTCTGCGGTGCGCGGATACTTCCACAAATGGGCCGGAAGCATCCTGCCCGTCGAATACAATAAGTCCCACGATGACTGGGCGACCTTTTTACGGTTTGCCACGTCGATATTTTCTTCTTCGTGCCGCTCGGTGGCATGGAAAATCCGACGTGTTGGCGGGTATTTCACGGGATAATTCTTGGCGAAGAAGGAAAGCGCGCGTTTAATTGCGGCATCTGCCATCTTATGAATAGCCGCAAGGACGACTTCTGGAGTAGCTTTGTCGTATTCAATACGCTCGACACAATTGCACCTAAGAACGCTTCCAGCCCAAGGCAGCGGGTTGACCAAGGCCACCACGGGCACTACGGAGGCGGCGGCAAGGTGGATAACAGCGGTGTCGATGGCCACCACCCCAACCGCCTTGTCCATCAGTCCGATGATGTCGTAAATTTTCTCTGCCCGGATAGCGTTCAGGTCGATGACGTTCATATAACCGCCCCATTTTGACCTGATGGCGTCCAGAACAGCTACGCCGCCCGGAAACGGGCTACTAACCGAAGACGTGACCTGAACCAAAAGCATCGGCTTTCCGTTGTCCAGCTTGGAAATCAACTGGGCCTCGCGCTTTTTATCGCGGAGGTCAAAATTCAGCTCAAAGGTCGGATCAGTGAACCGACACAAAAACCCAAGTTCCCGCCAACTTTCCATGTTGTAGCTGGCGCAACGCTTTTCTTGCGTATGATTCTTACCCCAAATCTGGCCGCGCAGCACGATTGGGAACCGGCGGCGGGCCATCTGCATGGCCGTATCGAGCCGGTCATACGAAAGGTCAACAATTTCAGGAATCACATAGCTGACACCTTCAAGGATGGAGGCGAATTCGCGCGCCACCATCAGATGCGGCTTGGCGTAGTTTTCCGCAATATGTCGGCAGATTGGCAGAAGGTTTGCTATGTCTCCAAAGCGGCCCAGCTCGACAATGCACACGCGCTGCTTGTTCTGGGACTTCTCGAATTCGCGCGCCTTGAACTCCTTGACCAAAACGGTCAAATCCTGTGGATCGGCTGGAATCAAATTGATGATGCCCTTGGGTTCAAGATTGTTGGTGAACCGGCGGTACAGGTCTTCCGCCACGCGCTCGTAGGCTGGCTTCAATGAGCCTGTGTCTTCTCCGAGACCGGAGACGTGGTATGCGCCATTACCCCAGCAATAGATGAAGCTCATGTTATCCTCGGGCAGATTAACCCTCTGGCCGGGGCACAGCCCGGTGACGCGACCGACAAAATGCTTGTCCTCTCCAACCGAAAGCTCGTTGTATTTTCCGGCCTTTTCCCAAGCGGGCTTGGTGAAAGCGAACGTGTTGTACGAGCCGCTCATGTGCTTCAAAATCTTTCCACCCTCGGAATAGAACTGGTTTTCAAACCAGACCCATTCAATCCCATCGGTGAAGTGTTCTGCGAAATTAGAGAAGTGAAATGGCATCACCAAATCATCGTCGTCATGCGTGACTATGATTGATCCCGTAGCGGCTTCGACCCCGATGTTACGGCAGGCACCGAGCGAAGGCGGGCGTTTATTGAGGTTCAATATCCTTACGAGCGGATGCTGGAATTCAAGCGTTTGCTCAGTACATGAATTGACCACGACAAGCTCCCTGTTTTCGTAGTCTTGGGCGAGGAAATCGCGGAGCGCAGTTTGAAGATGGGAAACACGGCCAAAGGTGACAGTTATGGCTGAAATTTTCGGTTTATCCATTTCCAGACCATGCCATATTTGGCTCGCTCAATACAAGCGTAATCATGCAGACGTGATATTGAGCGTAAACCCGCCGACAATCTTGCCGATGCTGAGTGCTTTGGTGTCCTGAACCCAGAGTGTCCATGCCCCGTTCGGATTACCACCATTGAAAGCAGCCAGTGTGTTGTTTGGCGCACCGGACGGACAAGGCAACGGGAACGGGAAAAATGGCCCAATCTGGGTTGGCTTAAACGTGCCTGAAGCCATGCTGGAACCATTCAGAGAGCTTCCAGCGGCATCGTCAAAAACAAGATTGATGCCGGTGACATTGATGGAGCCGCCGCAATTACGCATCAGGTTTACCAGCACACCGTCCGGCGACATGAGCATGATTGAAACATCGGTTGGAAACTGATGCTGAAACCCGCTGATGGTGGCCGTGACCTTGGTGATATGCCCCGTGAGGCCGGAGACGCATTTCACAGCCGGATACGGAGTAGCCGCCGAATTGTCGTTGATCGTGATTTGACCCGCGCTGGTGTCCGTACAGCTACAGGAAAGAGCTGCATTGGCCTGTGCCGTGGCCTGCGCCAATGCCTGAGTCTGGGCATCCTGCTGGCTGATTAAGCTGATGTATGTAACGCTCTTGGTTACAGATTGGCCAGTCTGTCCGACCGGGCAATTTGCGGTGTAAGCTTCAGTGGCAGAATACGAATTGATGCACTGGATGGCAGCATTTGCCAGAGCGGTCGCGGCGGCGAGTGCTTTGGCATCAGCGTCCGCCTGAGAAACAAGGCTGGTTGCCGTCGCGCTCTTGCACAATGTCGGGCTTGGCGCAAAAATCACGCCTCCAAAACTTGCCCTTACAAACGTGGCCTTGGTCTTGTCATAAACAAGCTTGAAGTATTTAAACTGCGCCGGGTCAAACGTGCAACAGTTGGCAAGCTTGACCGTCATATCAACATCGCCATTTGGATTGGCTGGGTAGCCACGGTCAGAAGTCAGGAAAATTTTTTGCCAAGTGATACCATCATTCGATCCGTTGACCGACAATGTAAAATTATCGACGCTTGTGAACGTCCAGCAAATGATGTTTAAAATTGGAGGCGTGGCAAAATTAAAATACGTTCCATCCGCTGCCGAATTTTGGGTAAAAGATGGCAGCGCGCCTTCGTCGGCTAACACCTGAGTTCCTCCATTTGGGCACTGTACGCAAGCCTGCTGGGTGCTTGCGTATTGCTTGGGCGGAGTATATCCGGGCACTTCGATGTTTGGCAACGGATTCGGGTCTGGCAGTTGAACGGGTGGCGGTGTATCGAGACATCCGGTGCCATAGCAATTGTATCCGCTGATGTAAGAGAAAACCGCGCCTGCCCCAAACATTTGAAGCTTTGATACCGCAACGCCAATAAACCCGGTGGACGTAGTTTTTGTGATGTAAATCCGGTAATTGGTGAATGCTTGAGGCGATGCGACATTAAATGTGAGCGCGTCCGCCGCCTCGGTTCCGGTAAATACAACCCCGGTTCGACTATCAACCGTAGTCCAATCCGTGCCATTGTTTGAGCCTTGAAAAAGCCAGTCTGTCGGAATCAATTGAGGGTCAATGTAACTTGCCCGCATCAGATACGATCCGACTACTTTTGGGGAATCAAATTCGTAGGCCAGCCATTGTGGAACATCTTCCCCAGTCGCCCAAAATGTCGCCGTTGGGTCGGGGCCATCTTGGTCATCAAAAGCCTGAAACGGGTAATAAGAATTGTTGGTGGATGAGGCAGACGCAATACCGCTTGGGGTGGTGTCGTCTGTCATCGCAGGAATCAATGCGCCTTCGCTTCCGTATCCAGTTTGAACATAGGTGGTGCCAATGCCACAGGCAGGCGGGACGTAAACCACATTCTCGGTTGAAAACCCATCGCTCAAAATGTTTATGATATTGGTCGTATCATCGAACGAAACATTATCGAGTAACGCCCCGGCAGAAGCCGCGCCCGACGAGGCCGATGTCTGCTGAAACCTGATCCAGACAGAGATATTATCGGGGGCCGTAAATGTGAACGACTGGGGCTGAAACGGTTGCTGGTAGTCATTTATTGTCACCGATTGATTCAAGTAATTGACCTGAGAGCCGGTGGTATTTTCAGACGGCGCAACCGAACAGGCGTCAATCGTGCCAACCAAAAATGCCGCCAGCATGTCAGTTTCGCTCATGTGGTCAACATAGGCGGGTGCCGTGGGGGCGATGGTGGCGATAAGATAGTACGCGCTATCTGGACTCTCTCCGGTTGTGCGGTAGATGTTTATCGCGGTCGCCGACGCGGAAGCTGTGGCTTGGACTGTGATGGACGCATTTGCTGTTGTCGGCGTTGCCGACGAAACAGGGCTTGATGCGGTTTCACCATTTGCATTGACGTAGGTGTAAACATATTTGTAAGTCGGAGTTCCAACCAGCGGTGTACCGGATTCGTTCACCGTCAGAACCGGAGCAACGTCCGGGTTGGGAATGCCATCATTATTGCGGCCAAAAATTCGCATGTTGACCGTGCTTGAAGTTCCTGCCGCGCGCTGGTTTCCGGCCAGAACCAAGGAAAGCCGGTAAGAGTGTCCTTTGGTAAGGGCAAACGAATTCTTGCTTTCCATTATTCCGTTGTGAGGAGCACTCGAACCCGCCAGCTCCACGTAAAGCCCGTTACCGGGCAGAAAATCAAGAAATCCGTTGCCAATCAAATCAACATGACCGCTGATGACATTCCAATTTTTGAACTTGCAGTAATCCAGCTTTCCCTTGGCTTCAAAATCGTCACCGACCGGCGCACAGTTACCAGCGCACAGATAGCCACGCAACCCGTTGATAGCCCGCAGGGCATCAGTATCAACGCCGTTGTAACTGTTCACAAAAAAACCGCCGGTCGAAAAAGTTTCCAACAATGAAAATGCAGTTCCGGTGGCACGAACACCAAGACAAAGTACAACCCCGCCCGAGGACTTGAATGCAGCCAGCGCGGCCAGCGCATCACTGGCATCATTCGCTGTGGCGGACGAGTCCTCGCCATCGGTCAAAAGCATCAAAACCTTTTGGTCAACCGAAACTGATCCAAGCGATGCAATCGCAGAATTGGCAGCGACTTTATATCCAGTCAATTGACCGGCTGTGGTGATTGTGTCAACCAGTGCGGAAACCGAGGCCGCGTTTGAAATCGGGGCGGACAAAACCGTGTATCCAGTGTCATAAAAAACAGCAAGTCCGACCAAATCCTTTTGCGTGTTCACCGAATTTATGAACTGCTTGGCGGCGGCTTTTGCAAAATCAATCTTCTGAGAATAAGACCCGCCGAAAGCCTGAGTCATCGACTTGCTGATGTCGATGACGACCATTATGCCGACTGCAATATCTGCACAGCAATTGACCCCACCCAATACCGACAAGCTCGCACTGGCAGTCAGGCCCGTGTAGGAGGCGGTGATGACAGCCTCTCCATCAGTTAATCCGGTGGCATTTCCTGAAGATGACCCGACCACGGCAACGTCTGGATTTGAAGTGGTAAAAACGGTCTGGTTGGTCACATCCTTTTCTTGACCATTGCTGACAATAAAAGCCTTGAATTGAACACTGCCAAGCTGGCAGCAAAGCGAGACTTCAGGCTTGATGATGAGTTGGGAAGATACGCCACAAACATTCGGGTTTAGCAGTGCAAAAACCGGATCGTTACAGCGCGCGTCCGGCGGGGGCGGCGTATTGGAGCACGGCTGATTTGTGATTCTGCCTAGATTCATACATTCAAATTGTAAGTGCCGCACAGGTTATTTTGTGCGCGCTGTTGAGCGGTTCCAGCAGCCAGTGAGTTGGCATAATTGATGGCGGCGGCATTAGCCGCCGCCTGAGAAACGGTCGATGTGTACTTGCCTGCACCGACATTCACGGTGACAGTTGCCGTGCAATAACCTCTTACACCCAAATTTAAGGTGATAGATTTTGTCACCGACTGGCTGGTATTGTAGAACGTGGGCGAAACAGAGTTGCAAACCAGTGCAGCGTTTGCTTGCAGGGTCGCAGAATTCAAAGCTTGGGCATCAGCGTCCGCCTGCGAAAGCGTCGAGCTGAAGGTGTGGGCTGCAACCGTCTTTGTGACCGACGCGCCAGTTTGACCCGCCGGGCATACGGCAGTGTACGTCTGGGCAGAATTCCAGAACGTGCAAGATAGCAGAGATTGAGCCTGCGCCTGAGCAGCGGCAAGGGCTTGGGCGTCCGCTTCAGCTTGAGATATGGTCGAAGTAAACTGACCGGCGGGTATATTTACGGTCTGCGGCGTTCCGTCCGGGTTCGGGGCAATGCCGTTACCGGCGCAGACAGCCGTGTAGCTCTGGGCGGCATTAGTATAGGTCGTTGGCGGGGTATTGCAGTTCAATTGGGCCTGCGCTTGGGTCTGGGCCTGAGCCAATGCCTTGGCATCCGCGTCCGCCTGAGATATCGCACTGGCCACCAAGCCCGCGCTGATGGTGATAGTAACCGGATTGCCAGTCGAACCCGCCTGGCAGTTCGCAGTAAAAATCTGCTGGGTGTTGTAGAAAAGGGCGTTTGTCGCCGCCGGATTCGATTGGCGGGCAAAACTGGCCTCGTCTCCACGAACACGGGTTTCTTCACGGCATTCGTGAATCAATTTGGCTCGGGACTCATTGTAATCCGACTGGGCGGAAGCCGCCGCCTCGTAATCGCGCTCGTAATTCTTGAGATGATCCCAGCGCACAAAATGGCGAATGGCCTCGGCAAGCATCGGGTCATCATCAACCGGATCGCCATCCGACCAGTTGCGCTTGATGCCATCCCACTTCACCACGACATACTCAGTGCTGTTAATCCAAGGAACGATATAGATTTTTTGACGCTCCAAAGCCCAAAGTCCGCGCTCGGCCCGATGCTTTTTATCTGTGTCTGACTGTGGATAATGGTATCCAAGCGGAAGCAGCGGGAGTCCGGGGGGCACGTTCGCATCGGTCGGAACCGGCGGTTTCAAGTCAAAGAAATGCCACCAGTTTAAGCAGCCGTGGTGATGCCTTGAAGCCGCCCAGTATTTTTGGACATACGCCGGTTCGGTCTGCTTGTATTCAATCTCCGAGCACCAGTCTATTTCCGGCGTGGTCACGTCCATCGGGTTGAAATTCCTGACGTTTACCACGATATTTGCGCTGCCAGAGGTTGCGACAGGGAAATTGAACGGCTTCACCGAAACATAAACCTGTGTGCCCGGAGCGTTTGAAATCTGCTGGGTCTGGTTGGTGTTCTGGTCGGATACATAAACCTTCCGGTCGAAAGATTTTACCGTACCGCTTACATCCGTGTAGCTGACAGTGACCAGAAAATACTGGGCCACCGGCTTTGTGCTTGAGCCTTGGCCGACAATTTCAACAACGAAGGCGTCAGACGGAATTATTGTGCCGATTGAGGCGGGAGCGGTAGGCGCATCTCCGATGTTTGGAGTGAGCGTGGTTGAAAATAATACGGTGCCGGTCGGGGCCGGAACCGGCTTTGAATTCACCACCGAAATCTTTTTGATGCGACCGCGCGGAGCGTCGAAAGTGGTGATCCCGCAATTGTAGAACGTGGCACACTGGGGAAACACCGAGGTATTGTCCTGCTGCAAACAGTCACACCATTGCTGGAGGTCAATGATGGCGGCTAGAAAGGCGGCGTCGTGGGCGGCTACAAGATTCGACGCCTCGCCACTTGGAAACAAAATGCTCCTCGCGTCCGATTTTAATGTCCCCCAAGTTGCCATTATTGAGTTTTGGCTTCAGTTTTGGTTTTGACGGGCTGGCCGGAGGCGGGCCGGAAAGGTGTGGTATCGACGACTTGACCAGCTTCTTTTGGAACACGGTCTGCTTGGCGAACTGGACTGTTAGCCTCCGCAGCCGCAGCCGCTTTTTTTTGCGGGAACATTGGCGGGAGCGGGCGCAATTTTTCGGGCTGCAAGAATACTGCGGATACCTTCCCGTTCTCGTTTTTTTTTATTGCCTCGTATTCCTCCTCGTTGATGAGAGCGATGCCGCCCCGGTGCTGCTCGATGGCAAGATGCAGAGCCTCGGCAAGTTTCGGATCGTCCTTGGTGTCGTCGAAACGCAAAACACCTTGGTTGGAAGAATTGACCTCGAATGTAACTGGCTGGTTGTTGTAATAAAACGGATTGCTGGCCAGTTCTTTTTTGAAGTATTTGAATGCCATAACGATTCGACATTAAATCCTCACCAAACCATTTGCAATGAAAAACGGCGCAGCCGGGTTGGCTGCGCCGTTTATATTCACCCAACGGCTTAATGATAGGTCGTGGTGGTCGTCGTGCTGGTGCCGCCGTAGTTCGCGCCGTTGTCAATCAGCGGCTCAATTGCGGACGAATCCCAGTTCTCAATGATGAGATTCGACTTCGGGCACTCCACAACCACGGTGTACGTGGTGGACATCAGGGTTTGTTCCTGAGTCGGAACCTTCATCACACAAGCAAAGCTGGAGTTGATGGACTGGAGGTTTTTCAGATCACCAGTCTTGGCGATGATTTTGTTTGTGGCGAGGATGCCGGGATATATCCCAGCAAAGTCTAAAATCCACAGCACCCTCGCCATAGTCGTCTGCCCCTTCATGGCCGCAGCCGAAATGTAGTCATCAAAGAAGTTGTGGGTCACCACGTTCAATTTGACATTCGGCCACTGGAGCTGGTACGTGCGGTAGGCGAAGCCAAACGCGGCGTCCTTGGTCTGGATGGCCAGCGGCCCGTTGAATTCTTTCACGGCATTTTCAATCGGCAGGGTCATCCGCAAGGTGTTGTTCGTCTTGCCGGAATAATACTTAATCATGGCCTGATTGATGGCCTCCGCCGTAACGGAGTCGGTGAACAGGTCGATGGACGACGCCTTGCCATTGTTGTTCTGGCGGACGCGCATGATGTTGTAAATTTCTCGGAACAGGGCGGGCAGGTTGAGGCCACCGCCCTGAAGATCAACCACGCGGTTGCACTGGGCCATCTGCTCGTAAATGCCGATGACATTCGCGCGCTTGCCCTGACAGGTCGCACCGTCCACACCGAGGCCGAAGGCAGACCCGTCATAAGCGTCGATTTCGGCGAGGTTGTTGTACGTCGAGAGCGACTGGTTGGGCAGCGGCTTCGAGAAAAACATATTGTGAACCATCTGCTTCTGGAACGACCGGCCCAACTGCTTGTTGCGCTGGATGTCATCGAGGTCGCCAAACTCCGCGTACAGCGGGTTGTTTTCCAGCAACAGGGCGCGCCACTTGTCGTAGTTCGAGGACTTGCAAAGCGACGTGCGCGTGGTTTCAAACCAGAATTCCGTGTTTTTCCAGTTGATGTACGCCGGGTCTTCGTTGCAGAACTTTTCGTAATCACCCACGTTGTTGGTGCCCACGGTCATAATGCCATTGACCGGGTTGGCCAGCTTGTCCACGCTCAGAAACGAATTCGTGTTCTGCGAGGAAAGCACCAGATCGGCGGTGCCGTCGCCGTTGTCGGTCGCGCTGACAATGGCCCAAGCCGTCACCGACTTGCTGCCCGCGTTCGTCCGGGCGTCGATGTAAACACGGCGGTTGGCCGGGAAAAGACGAAGATCAATCGGGATATTGGAGCTGGACGTGATTTCAACAACCCAGTTGCCGCCCGAGGCGCGGCCATTGCCGACCAGCCAGTATTCGTCATTGATGGGACTATACTGCCGGGCGAGCACAAAGGGCATGATTTCAATGGTGCCGCCGCCCGAGTTGCGCGTTTGGATGCGCTTCGACATATTGACCTTGTTGGCCATCAGGAAATCGTACATCCCGTTCTGCTGGGCCTCGCACATCTTGATTTCCATATCGTGATGGAGCAAGGCCTCCATGACGCGGTAATTCGCGCCGGACATATACACGCTGGTCAGGTCACCGACTTCCAGCGGAATGGCTTGGCAGAGGGTCACCGAGCCGCATTGCTTGATGTTTGTCGAAATTGCGGGCGCGCATTTCGAGAAGGAGTTTGCAGAGAGTGCCATAAGTTTTATGTTCTAATTTCTTGCGTCAAAACTTACACATTCTGTCAAACGAAAATTGAATAATTTCAAAGTTTTTTCGACCGTGCCAGATTTTGCATTGAGCAAATCGGTTGGAAATTAAATCATTAGCCGTATTTATTAAACGATTTCGACATAAGCTAAAATGGCCATTCCGAGATTTCTCGGAATGGCCATTGATAAAAACAGGTCTTTCAGGTTGATTTGCCTAGAAAGCTGTTGGTGAATTTCTGCTGTGGATCGGCTTCAATCACCTTGCCACCCTTGCCATCATCGCGCGGGCCGGTGGCGACGACCGGCGTATTTGGCTTCAATTCCGGCTCGTCTTCGACCACGACCGGAGCGGGTTTTGAACCAGCGACCGGAGCGGGCTTGCCGTTCAACTGGATTCCACGTGCGGTGGCCTGACGCTCAAACTTTTCGCGCTCCGCCTTGATTTGGGCCTTGGCCTGAGACAAGGTGGCCTTGATAAGCAGCCGCTCGATGTGAGATTGTTCGAGTGTCCAGTAATTTTTCCGCTCCTCGGGTTTCAGGTTCCAGAATTTTTCACCCGGCATGAACTTTTTACCATCGGCATCAAGCTGCTTTTCCGGCGGCTGGTTCAAAAGCCGCTGTTCCGTGTTCAACACGAAGTTATTTACGGTGACATGCAGCGGGTTTTTGGGGTCAAACGGCGTTAGCAGGTTGAACAGCTTGAAGTTTTCTTCAACCAGCTTCTCGGTCAGGTCGCCAGAATTGATGGCGATTTCGGTCGCAACCGGATCGGCGGCGGCTATGGCCTGCGCCTCCTTGGTGTTCTGGCTCCCATCTTCGTTCAGGAACTTCTCGAATCCGTCACCAAGCTGTTTGAAAAAATCCACTGCGGACTTGGCCCGGACGGCGGCTATCGCCGGTTCGGCCTTGCGAAGATTTTCGGCCTGCTCAATCTTCGTAAATTTTTCATCCGTCTCCTTCGACTTTTTGGAGATGACTTCATTCGCCTTGATGTCGGCCAGAGCGTCGGTGTAATGCTCGTCATCCCAGTCCAGACCGGCCTCAAGGTTCTTCTTGAAATCCTTGTGCTCGTCAGCGTCTTCGTCGAACGTCTCACCCGGATGATCCGCCTCCCACTTGTCGGCGTATTCCGCGAGCTTGGTCAAAGACTCCTCGTACTTTTTGGAGATGCCCTTGTACGCCTCCGAATCCGGGTTCAGCTCCTCCATCCGTCTGAGGATGTTGATGCGCTTTTGCTCATCCGGCGGCAGCGTTGATTTTTGAGTCTCGTCCGGCTTCTTTTCGTCGGCCTTTTTTTCCAGAACGCTGGCCACACCGCGAGCGGCGGCTTCGGTCACTTCGGCCAGACTCGGGGCGGCTGGCGCGACCACGGGCGCGGCCTTGGCTTTCGGTTTGGGCTTCGGGGCGGGCGCGGCAGCGGCGGGCTTTGGCGGCTCATCGGTCTTTTTATCGACCAGCGGCGTTTCCTTGCCGAGAAACGAGCTGGTGAATACGTCGATTGGTTTCCCCTCGGCGAGCTTGTCAGCCGATGGACTGCTTGGTTTGTCTTTTTTTTCGATTACGGTTGTTTCCATAGGTCATGCTGGGTTGACTTTGGTGGTTGTTATTACGAACTCCTTGTACTCGCGGACTTCCTTCAGGACTTCCAACGCGGTCTGATAGCGAATGGCTTTCTTTAAATCGTTTTCAGCGGCTTCCAACATGGTCGGAAACTGGCCCATCTGCATGGCGCTTTCAGTCGCCTTGACAGAATGCTCCGTAAGCTTAGAGAGAATGACGCGCTCAAGATTCTTGAATTCATCGCGTCCGAAAAGTGTTCTGATGTCAGCCTGACGGTTGGCCTCCAGCGGAGTATTTTCCAATGTAATCATGCGGGTGATACGGGCTCGGGTGCCGGAGCCGGAACGGGTGAAGCCGTGCGTTTCAACAGGGCTTCAATCTGTTGTACCAAAGCTCCAAGTTGCTGAATCTGTTGCTCCTGTTTTACGATTTCATCAGCTACCGGCTTGGCAAATTTTTCCTGAACCATCGTCATCACCGCCTGCTCAAGTTGCGGGACAAGGTGGGCAAGCTGCGATTGAATATCAGGCTGAGGCGCGGGTTGTCCGGCGGGCGCGGGTTGGGCCGGTGCCGCACCGGGGGCAGGCTGACCGGGCTTCGCCTGTGGTTGCGAAGTAATGGGTTCGCCTGTCTCGGGATGAACCGGGGCACCGGGAGTAACCGTCTTGGGCGCGTCTGCATTGAGCTTGAAATCTTTGTCCGCACCCGCGAGCTTTGCCGCCTGTTCGAGCAATGAGATGACGCGCTTGGCACCGATGGGTTGAAAAATCTCCTCATGTGATGCGATGATGCCGATGACATTGAACATCGCCTGCGCCGTCTGCTGGTCGGTATCCTGCTCATGGTCGCCACCCGTGCGCGCGAACTGGTCAAGCCGGAGCTTTGACTTGTGGCCCTTGACGTGAATTTTTCCTTTTGAGCGTCCGGTGATTGTAAAACCAAGCTCATCAATGATCCCCTCGACACCGGGAATATCGTCCGAAACCTCGGATTCAAATCCTGCATCCATGTAAGAACGCGCGGCCTCGTAAATCTGTTTCTTCCAAGCATCGCGCCCGGCGTCGATGGCCGACCCGGTGTAATTCGTTTTCTGGTCGGAAGACTGGTTGACAGTTTTAATTTCCTCGGCTGACTGGTAATGCTTCGCCGTGGAACCAACCTCCTGCGCGGTGAACTGCAAAACCCGCTCCATCAGGTCAAGAATCGTGCCCATCATCTGAACCATGTCTTGAATCGAGCGGTAATTGAGCTGGACGGAAACAAAGGCGTCTTTCGGGTTGTTGCCCGACCGGCTCGTTTTCATCGAGTTGTACGGGATGAAATTTAGGCTGCGATAACGACCCTCGCCAAGATTTTTCAACTCGTCGATGTCATCTTTGTCCACCATGTTGGTGTCATAATAGATGACGTTCGACAAATTTTGTTTTGCCGTAAGCATCATCTGACTGACGATGTTTCCAAGATGGTCTTGCCAAGGAATCGTCTCCAGACCGAGGCCGGACTGCCTGCCCGATTTCGAGTCGTAGTTGTAACCCATGAACCAGCTCGGGACATACGCGCAGGGTTCGGCCCAGATGATCGTCGAATCGTTGGCGACGTAAAAGCGATGCCAAACATAATGGTCATACGTCTTGACCAGCTTGTTTACTTTCTTGCCGGTGGCATCCGTGACAGTTTCGTATTTGCCCAAGTCCCAGTCACGAGGCCGGAGCTTCATAAAAAACTGGGTGAAGAAAACCGCCTTGTCGCGTTCGGACGAACTGTAAAGCGCGGCCTTATCTTCGCGCTTCATTTCCCCATCCAACCCAACAGTCGGAAATTTCAGACGGCAGGGATAAAACTCGTTGAAATAATTTCCAGCCAGTTCGTGATTGAACCAGTTCGTTCCATACGTGATGCGGCTGCGGTTCCAGAAATTACGGTTGTCGAGCAGCTTGCTGTACGGGACGACATCCCAAAAATAAGCGAACTCACACCCGCTGTCAGAATTCAGCGAAGTCAGAGGATGATACAGGTCATACCCCATTCGCGTGGGGTGCGGGAAGATGTACCGCAAACCCTCCTTGACCGTGACCTTTTTGAACTTAGGATTTTCCTTGGTGGAATCCTCGTCAACCTCCATCTGTTCCTCGCAATCCCATTCTTCGAGCGGGAAGGAAAGTGCCAGACCGTATTTCACGGTCTGCTTGATGGCCTGATCCAAATATGCAGCGTATCCGTAGTCGGTCGAAATTTTACTTACAAGGTCGGTGATGACTTCGGAGATGACGCGATTCTTGGCCGTCTTTTTCAGAGGCTTGTACGGCAGCAACGGGGTGGTGTTGCGCTCGTTAAACAGCGTGGCAATGCGCGCATCGCAGTAAGATTTTACAATCGGAATCAGGACGTTGAAAAAAACCGGCACGTTCAAAACCTTGGCCTGTTTTCCATCTTTCAGATTTACATCAAGAAAAAGGTCGCTCTCTTTGAGTCCCCACTTGGCGACATCGGCCAGCATCTCCTCGGCCTTCTCGTATTTCTTTGCCAGCAGATGCCGGACAAACGTGGCCGTGGTCTGGTTAAACGGGGCGTCGTAGGCGATGTCAACGGCGGCGTAGGTCTGCCATTCGGAAAGGTTCCGGTTGAAGCCGTCTTTCACCCGGTTGGTGATGAGGTCGATTAACTTCTGAACACGACCCGGCTTCTCCGGCATCGTAAAAATCTTTTTGTAATCGCCTGACGATATGCCGTGTGCCTTGAGTACCTTCGGGTCTGGCATAGTTTTACTCTCCCATCAAACTTTCGATGGCAGGATTTTTCTTGCCGGTGTAACCGCCCTCGCCGCCAGCGGTTTCCTCCTCGCCGCTGATTTCATCGCCCGCGCCCTCCTCGCCCTCGGAGGCCTTGGCATCAGTGACGCCGGTAACCTCGAACTCGCCGGGGGAAATCTGAGTGATTTCCAGAGTGACGGCGTACTTTTCGCCGTCGCCCCATGCGTCGATTTTATCCGCCCACTTGGGGTCGGACGGGTCGAGCGAAAGCCGGTTGTCAACCGATCCGGGTTCACGTCCGGTGACGCCGCCGCCACCAGCCGTGTTGTCAGTTCCGGGCGCGGCAGCGAGAAGAAGGCGGGCAAGTTTCATGGGTTTTTGAAATTTAAGGTTGAACTATCTTCGAGGCGACTGTAACACTGGTATAACGAAAACGTCAACAGCGATTTGTGGAGACTTCCCAATACCTATTAAAACCCCTGAATGAAAAAGGCAGGGCTTTATTATCCCTGTGCAAGAAAAAGCGGCTGGTTTTGGCGACCGGCACAAGGCTCAGTACGAAGTGCGTTTCGCCAGATACGCTCATTTGCACAGAAGACGGCATTGTTTCAATAGGGGGTTTGGCAAAATGTGCCGAAGGGGAATCCGTCTCAATTTCTAAAAAAGTCCTCTCATTCAATCCAAAGACGAACCAGATTACAAAATCAGACGCCATTGAGTTTTATAGCTCTGGGTTCAGAACCGCGTTAAAAATCAAAACTGTGTTGGGTTATGAACTAATATGCTCTCAAGAACACCCAATTTGGTCTGAATTTAATGGCGAAATGAAATTCAGGACTTCCACCGAAATTAAAGAGATTTTGATGGCTGGTGGAAAGGTCTGGCTGCCGCTATCAAAAAACGATCAGTACCCGGAGGTTGAAAAATTCAAGTCTGTTGAAATCGAGTGGTTGAACAGAAACGACCACTACAAAGTCAGGGCCATGCAAAGGATACAGAAGGCGATAGATGGGGGTGCTAAAAGCATCTCACAGATTATGAAGTCGGCCAAGTCCGCGCTTCCAACAGTTCGCGCCTACCTGAACAATCCAAATCATACAATCCATAGCAGGCAGTCAATCCTTATTGATGACGACATGGCTTATTTTATCGGCCTGCTGGTCGGAGATGGTTGCTATACAAAAAAAGTTCTTGAGGCAGCAGCTATCGGTTTTTCGTCAAACGACCAATTCTTGATTGATTTTGTAAAAAAGATTTCGGAGTCGAGATTTAAAAACACTACTTTCAGCCATCGCACAGGGTGCGATTGGGTCATCAAATCAGCCCCACTCAAGGCATTGTTAAAAATTTCCGGCATGGCTGGAAATTATTCGCATGAAAAGTTTGTTCCAGATTTTGTGTTTGGGTCACCCAAGTCCGTTGTCCGCGCATTCTTGCAGGGGCTTTTTGATACAGATGGAACGGTTTGTAAAAATGGTCAACCAAGATACTGCTCAACGAGCGAGCGTTTGGCCAAACAAGTTCAAGACCTTTTGCTTTATTTAGGCGTTAGAAGTTCAAGGGTTTTTAGCAGAAATAACTTTAAGGGTGCTTGGATTTTGTCCGTTCTGATGGAGGACGAATTTGCATCCAAGGTCGGGTTCAGACTTGAGAGAAAACAGTTGAAACTTTTTACCCAAAAAAAGTTCAGCATGAGCCGACCTGCCTTCGCGCCTTCTTTACTCAAAGTGCTTGAGCAATTAAAAGATAACCGAAAATCTCGCGGAGTACCAAAGCTTCCGAGAATCGTTCATTTGAGAACGATTGGCGGGTTGTTGCGGCAAAATCTGGCGTTGTCGCACAAGCGAATAATGCCGTTCATGCAGGCTATAAGGTGCGAAACCGAGCCTTCATTTCAAGCGCATTGGATCGGCGGGAATGTTTTCTGGAATCAAATTGAATCGTGTGAAAAAACCGAAAGTGAATTGGTTGACATTTATGTTCCAGAAACAAATTGCTTCATTGGAAATGGATTTATCAACCACAACACAATGGGTTGTCTCCACGTCCTGTGTGACCACGCTTGGAATACGATGCTCGGCAACATCGTCCTCATCACCATCAGCCAGAGCGCGGGCATCAACAGCGGTGTATGGGAGCAACTCACGCAAATGGTAATCCCCGCCTTCGGACTTAAATACGCGAAAGACCCGTATAACCAAGGCGCGTCCAAAAAACCTTGCTGCGAAGTCTGGAACCGGCATGGTGGAAAAACAAAAATCATGCTCGAATCCCTCAAGGACGAAAAAGAAGTCGAGGAGCGTTTCAAAAACAAATCGTACTCGATGATTTTCGTGACCGAGCTGGACATCTTCAAATTTCAAAAGACATTCCTGACATGGGCGGCGGCTTTGCGTATGCCCCATCTCGGGCTAAACGAGCATCTGCTTTTGGCCGACTGCAATCCGGCGGATGAGGGCACCGCGCACTGGATTTACAAGATGTGGTACGAGCTTCGCATTGACCCCGATTGCCGCCCTGAGCTGCGGGCGATACGCGACCAGCTTGGCCTGTTGGAATTCAACTTGGATGACAACAATTATTCGACCAAGGAGGAAATCGAACTCATCAAATCGCAGTACGCGGACTCGACTGACCTGTATGACAGGTACATCAAGGGACTGTGGGTCACCGCGAGCGAGAACGCGCTTTTCAGGTCAGTATTTAAGGAGCAGATTCACATCATCGGCGACGTGGCCACCCGCACAAATCCCAGCCCGTCCATCCTGATTCCAGAGCCGGAGTGCTTCGAGTTGTACGGCGGCTGGGACATGGGCGTTGTGAACAGCGCGTTTGTCGTCATCGAAAAGGTTGTGCGTAACGTGGGCGGAAGGTCGGTGCCGTTTTTCAAAATCCTTGATGAGCTGGTGTTGGTGGATCAGGATTTTTTGATGTCCGCATACGTCGAGGCCGTGATGGAAAAGATGAAGTTCTGGGAGGACTTCATCGGCAAGCCGGTGCAATGGACTCACTGGAGCGACCGGAGCGCGTTTGATTTTCACGACAAGCTGGCTGGCCGGTATGACCATCAGGAGGTTGCGGACGTGTCCGGCGGCAAGATTCAGTTGATGGCCGCGATGGACGGACGGCGCACAAACGAAACCGTCAGGCAGCGCATCGACCTTTTCCGAAAGCTGCTTTTCCAGACCCGCGTATTTTTCTCAGCCGAAAAAACACCCATGTCGATTGAGATGTGCAAGTCGCTTAAAAAAGGGCGTGGCCAGTTTTCAACCATCCAGAAGGATTCCAAGCACAAGCACGTATTCGACGCCATCACCTACGCCATCGCCACGGAATGTTCGGAGGAATTAAACCGCAACGTCATCGGGCAATTGCACCCGCAAACATCTGAGTCCGGTCTGGTCAGGGTCGAGCTATGAAAAAGATTCGCATCGCCACCGCCATCATCGTAGCAATCGGTTCCTGCATTCTTTCGCCGCGCGAATCATGGGGGCGTATCACCGGCACGATTGCCCTGCTGTGGAACATAGCCCGCAAGAAAACGCACCTTGCGTCAGCCGATGTCTTAAAGCGAAGACTGGATGCCTGTGAAAAATGTCCGCTGTTTTATCCGCGCCTACGAACTTGCGGAACCCCACTGGTCAAAGACTTGAGGGGACTTGGTTGCTATTGCAATATGGATTTGAAGGCCCAAATAAAAGAAGCGGGTTGCTGGGGCGACGACAATCTTAATTCTGATTTCAGTTTTGGCTGGCAAAAAGATGACACAAATGGCACGGTCTGAGCATGGCGACACGATCCAAAAATGCGGTAATCAAAGATTTAAAGTCGGTAACGTATATCAACGAGGAGGGGAAGGAGGTTTCAATACCCGAAAGCGAAATCAACCGATTCGTGCTGATTTCAAACCTTCAGATGAAGAAGGGTTTCAACAAGGAGGGCTTCATTGACAAGATGGCCGCTGGATACCTGATGGATTCCGAAACCGTCCGCCGGTTCCTTGTCGTTAACGGGCTGAACCAGATGAAAAAGATGGAAGACGTGGCGGAGGAAATTCGCGTGAGGGTTGTAATCAAGAAGGCAGCATTTTCTGAGGACGAGGTTGCCACCATGAAAGTCATCTGCGACGTGGCCAAGGCTTTCAACGAAATGTCTGAGAGTATCATCAAAATTGCCGGAGCGCGGACGAACCGCACCAAGAGCCTGCCCGCACTGCATCTTCCTGATGGCGTGGCACCGCAAACGGCACCCGGTTTTTACAGCCAAAACAAAACCGATATTCACGTCCATGTTGATGGGAAAAATGGCGAGAAACCTGCGGTGAATGTTGAAGAAGCTCCAGTAGCGTAAAATAATTTCAAAAACCTATTGACGCTAGGTGGGGCAGTATGGTATCAATCGGTGCATGGCAAAGACCGACTCTCGTACTTACGTTAAAATAAACAACAAGAACGCTCGTTCTTTGAGGGCTTACAAAGTCCGCACAAACAATCCCGCTACACTTCCTGCGCTGGTCAATTGCGCCCTTGAATTGGGAATCCTCCAGCTTCCTGAAACGAAATACGGAAAATGAGCGGCATATCTACATCTCGCGCCCTGCTGGATGCCCATGTTCGGGCCATCGGTCATACTACCGCTGCAATTGAGATTGCAGAAAAGTGCAAAGGTTGCTTAGTGGTTTCACACCAGCCGCAAAAGAATGAAATCTGGATGCGCCTTAGCAGGAACTCCGGTGTATCTGTTTTAACATTAGCCGACATTGAGCACGGGCGTATGATTGGCTTAAGAAAGCCAATCATAGTTGACCACCATGCTTATGCTGTGCTTCTGAGTGAAACATTGGCCGAGGTTGATGAAATCCTAAAGTCTTCGCGTAAAACATCACTTGAGCTAGAGGCGGCGTTGAATTTAATTCATGGTCTGCAATTAAAACTTTCAAAGAAATCAAAGTCCCGCCGTAAATAATTTATGAAACCCGTTGATAAAAATTCTGACTTACAGCCACCGCTTGCCGTGATGGCACCCGAACCAAACAGCGTTGGCCAGCCCCAGCCCAATGTTGCTGAAATGCTTCAGTCTGTAATCAGAGGTGGGGTAACGACCGAAAATGCAGCAGCTCTCGAAAAGCTGGTTGGCCTTTATGAACGGATGCAGGATCGGGACGCTGAAAAAGCTTTCAACACCGCTTTCGTAAATCTTCAAGCCGAGATGCCGGTCATCGTCGCCAAGTCCATCATCCCCAATCGCGGCAAATATCAGAAGTTTGAGGACATCATGGATGAAATCGCACCCCTGCTGAAAAAACACGGCTTCTCTGTTTCGTTCACGATGGACACGAAGGAGAACCGGATTCTTGAAACCTGCCATCTGCGCCATGTCTCCGGCCATTCCCAATCCAATTCATTCGCTGTGCGTACCCGCAAGGCCGACAGCGATACCCAAGCTGATTGCATGGCGGCGACCACGGCAAAACGCAACGCTCTTTGCAATGCGCTCAATATCGTCATCCGTCAGGATTGCTTGAATGAAGAAAATGACGCTGGTATCGAGGGCGACCCAAATTCAAAAATTTCATCCGCTCAAGCTGATGAACTTGAACGCAGGGTAAAAATGTCTGATTCCAATGTCGCCGCGTTCCTGAAATTCGCAGGCGCAGAAAAATTTTCTGAAATTCCGGCATTCAAATACGACATGTTGGACGCCATGCTCAAACGCAAAGAACAGCAAGGGCGATGACTGCCAAGCGTCTAATGCAGGCTGCTTCGGAAGGAAAGGCTGTGATTGGCCATAGCCACCTTGGATGCGGAGACAGGCACCAGCCCGCCGCGTTCGTTGCCAGTATGCAATTCAGGTACGTCATGCAACATATCGACCAGCTTAAAATTTACAAACCGAAATCAAAACCGAAATGAAAAAGTTTTTCATCTGGTGGCATCGTCGTCGTGCTGCAAAGCATGGCGCATGGGCGGCATGTGGTGGAAGCAGAAGCCGCGCCCTTGAGCCATTCATAGGCCACGATGGCAGTTGGCACGTCCACTATAAAAACTGGCACCTTGAGCAAATCAAACGCTTGGAATCAAAATGAAAATTCACGCTCACTTTCAGCAAAAAACCGGAGGCGACCCCACGTTAGAATGGCAACTGGCCAGAGTCGGCATATTCACGGCCAGCGAATTCGATTCCTTGGTGTCGCCAACTGGCGTGATCCGAAAGGGTGAGGGGGTTGAAACTTACCTGTGCAAGAAACTTGCCGAGCGTTGGATTGGCGGACAGCTTCCATCATACACCGCGTTTGCAATGGAACAAGGCACCATCCTTGAGGAGCAGGCCATTCCCTACGCCGAATTCGAGTACAGCATGAAAATCCGGCAGGTTGGGTTTGTTAGCACTGATAACGGTCGGGTCGGGTGTTCACCGGACGGCCTCATCGGCTTCGATGAATCCAAGCTCAGGCCGACCGAGGCCAGTCCCTACGTTTTGAATGGGAACGAATCGGGCATTGAAATCAAGTGCCCAAACCTCGACACACACATCAAGTATCTGCTGGCCGGTAAGCTGCCGACTGATTACATCGCCCAAGTTCAGGGGTCAATGTTCATCACCGGATGCAAGACGTGGCATTTTCTCAGCTACCGCAGGAATCTGCCCGCCCTGCATCTGGTCATCGAGCAGGATTTGAAGTTTCAATCCGCGCTTGAAACGGCTCTGGACGAATTCACGGCCCGGTTTGATTTAGCTATGGCCAGACTGGTCGAGATTAACGGCGGCGAGCCTGACCCAAAGCAGCGTGGTACCGTGCCGTTCAAGATTGAAAAATACGTCTCTGGCGTGGACATCGTTCCATGAGCGAGCTTAACCAACGTCTAATCGCCATCGCCCGCGCGGTGGCAGACACCAAGCGCAGGCGCGTGGCCGTAATCATCCATGAACCGAAAGAACGTCAGCGCGTGGCCTACCTTCAGCACGATGCAGAGCGGGTCGATGCAATGGCGGATGACTGGGCTAGAAATCCCATAAAATAAATGAAGCTTTACGCAATCAGAGGTTGGGGTGTCCATTTTGAGAACAACCGTTCGAGAACGGTGATTTCGCTGGACTGGATTTCTGTGCCAAATCGGCACGATGGCGAGCATTACACCCAGATTGTCACCAGCGAAAACGGGGCCGAAATCTTCGCGGGATGGATTCTGATCCTTCAGGTGGCCTCAAAATGCAATCCGAGGGGTGTTTTAGTCAGGGACAACGGAATTCCCCACGACTCCGCATCCCTTAGTTTAAAGACGCGCGCGCCAAAGTCATGGTTTGACAAGGCTTTCAGGTTCCTTGAGGCAAACACAGACTGGTTTGAAGTCACCGACCTGACAGGCTCCTATCAGCCACCTGTCAGGCAAGTACCAGCTAACTGCGAAGAAGGGAAGGGAAGGGAAGGGAATAGAAGGGAAGGGGAGGAGGGTGACGGACTGCCCAAAGAGGCTTCTTTTTGGAACAACAATTGCGGAACGCTGCCGAAGGTTTCAAACGTAAGCGCAGGCCGGAGAACCAAGCTCAACCAGCGCAGGCAGGACAAGTTCTGGGTGGCCAACTTTGAGACAGCGGTGGTACGGGCATCAAAGTCTGATTTTTGCACGGGCAAGAACGACCGGACTTGGAAGGCTGATTTTGATTTCATCCTGCAACCGGACGCGGTTTCAAAAATCATGGAAGGAAAGTACGACAACCGGGCACCGTTGCCGAACAGGCCTGCAAAAAATCAAGACCAGTGGAACCTGTGCAATGGCCGGTACAACCTCGAAAACGGCCCGAGGCGCGAACACTTCCCGGATCAAAAATCTTTTGACAACCATCTTGGGTGGTACAACGACTGGAAACAAAAACGACTCGCTTTAAAAGCTAAATCCGTATGATTGATTCTGTTTCAGATGCAGCAGGCGGAGGCGACGATTTTAAACGCCGCCGTAAAAAATCATTGTCAGAACTCGGGGCGTCTTCACTCGACCGCCTACCACCCCACGATTTACAGATGGAAATGGGCGTCATCGGCTGCGTCATGCTGTCACCACGGGAATGCTTGTCAGAGTGCGTGACCACCCTTAAGGACAGTGGCAAGGACGCATTTTATGATGTCCGGCACCAGTACATTTACGAAACGCTGGTAAAATTATTTGAGGCCGGAAAGCCAATCGACATCATAACCGTCCAGCAGGATTTGAAAGACCGTCAGTTGCTCGAACAGATTGGCGGAATTAGCTACCTGTCGCAGATTCAAGACAGCGTACCCAGCGCGGCAAACCTGAGCTACTACCTCGGGGTCGTGAAGGAAAAATATCTTTTACGCCTGATGATCCAAACTTGCTCCGGCGTGGTCGGGCGCATCTACGATTACGAGGGCGAGGTTGACGCGCTGCTTGACGAGGTTGAAAAAGAAGTGCTCAAAGTGGGCGACCTCCGCCGTGGTAGCGACGATATAAAATCAGCCAAGGAGCTGGTCAACGATTCGATAACTGAGATTGAAGGCCTGTTCAATCGCAAGGGCGCAATCGGCGGCATACCCACCGGGTTCCCTGACTTCGACAAAATGACGGACGGACTTACCGAGGGCATGTACGTCATAGCGGCCCGGCCCTCAATGGGAAAGACCTCGTTCGCCTGCAACATCGCCGAACACATCGTGCTGGAATCCAAGCTGCCGGTCGGAATATTCAGCCTTGAGATGAGTGCGGCATCCCTGATGTTACGCATCAACTGTTCCGCCGCCCGCGTAAATCTTCGCCTGATACGCGACGGGTTTATGAACGGGGGTGATTTTTCAAAGCTGATGACATCCTCGGGCAAGCTTTCAGTCTCAAAGCTGTGGATCGACGACACCGCCGGTCTTTCCATAAACCAACTGCGCGCTCGTGCCCGGCGCATGGTTCAGCGTTATGGCATCCGCGTTCTGGTCATCGACTATCTCCAGTTGCTTCACTCGACCAATCGCAAGGCCAAAAGCAGGCAGGAGGAAATTGCTGACATCTCATCCGGCCTGAAGTCGCTTTCAAAGGAGTTGCACATTCCAATCATCGTTCTGGCGCAGCTAAACCGAGACATCGAGCGCGACAACAAGGGAACCAAAAAGCGCAAGCCGCGCATGAGCGACCTGCGGGAATCTGGATCACTAGAGCAAGATGCTGATTTGGTCGGTCTGCTATACAAGCCGAATGTGGCGGACGATGACGAAGAATCGGACTCAGATTCAGCGGATGGAATTGCCGTGAATCTTTTGATTGCAAAGCAGCGCAACGGCCCGACCGGAGATGTGTGTTTCACATTCTTGAAGGGCATAACACGATTTGAGTCCGCTGCAAAATTTTCAAACGAAGACGTTCCTGACGGTCGGTAAACCAACAACCAAATAAAATTATGGCCAGCTTTAACCGCGTGATACTGATGGGCAACTTGACCCGCGATCCAGAATTGCGTTATACACCGAAAGGGACGGCCATCGCCAAGATTGGACTGGCGGTGAACCGCGTCTGGACGAATGAGGCAGGCGAGAAGAAAGAGGAGGTAACTTTCGTGGATGTGGATTGCTTTGGCCGCACGGCTGAAAATGTCGGTCAATACATGAAAAAAGGCAGGCCTATTATGATTGAGGGCCGGTTGAAACTCGACCAATGGGACGACAAGGCGACTGGAGCCAAGCGTTCAAAGCTGGGTGTCGTGGCGGAAACAGTCCAGTTTCTCGGTGGCAAGGATGACGCGCCAGCCGCTCCGCGCACCGCGCGTCCTGCTACCACCGCGCCCGCGTCTGAACCTGTGGAAGGCGACGGCCCGCCGGAATCGGATGATGTCCCCTTCTGAGTATTTTTATGACCAAAGAGGCCACCAGAGCGAAGCAAGTCGGCGTGTTATACATGCGCGTCTGCTATGCCGAGGACTTGGTACGCAAGGTAAACGACCGCCACCACAAGGACGGGATTGTAAACCAAAAGTCACTCGACGACATCGACGAGCTGCTGGCCGAAGGTAGGCAGGCCATAAAAATTTTGAGAACCACATGATCGATAAAAAAACCAGAGTGCGTCAGGTGTTCGGTCGCCAGCGGATTCAGGCCGGTGACAAGACTTACGTTTTCGAGATGAGCAAGTCCGGCGTGTCGGTGTGTGCCACTGGTCGCGGTCAGGTCGAATCATCTAAAACATTTGCAGAGCTTTTGTCGTTCATAGCCGGTGTCGAATTGATGCCGTGCGTGGTTGTTGATTTCGACACCGTTGAAAAAGTAGATGATGCAATTGAAGCCTGTTATCGGGAGCGTCAATCTATCGTGGAGAAAATAGAAACATTGGAAAAGGTTCAGATTGCAAAAATATCTGAAACGCTGCGCCGCCTTGGCACTATTCGGGCAACGCTTCAAACCGGAAAACTCCTGTGAAAAAGTATCACAAATTTCCGCATTCTTGCTCGGTACGCAACTGCCGCCGGAAAGTTGGCCTGTCTGAAAAGAGCGACAAGTGTTACAAACACCGGCTGCGGGCATGGAAGGAAAAGCATCCCCATGCCTATGCTTGGGGGAAATTGAAGCGCAGGGCGCGGGCGCGCGGGATTAAATTCACGCTCACCATTCAGGATTACAAAGACCTGATGGCCGGTCTGGATTTGACCAAGCTTGTCAGTCACACATCGCTTTCCATCAGCGTGGATCGGGTGGAAAATTCTTTGGGGTACTACCGATGGAATGTCCAGAGGATGACCCTGAAAGAAAACTCCAGAAAGCAATACGTTCCTTACTGGTCAAACGGCATGAGACATCATCATACGCCGGAAGAAATCCGCCATCTCGATGTTGAGTATCGTGACAGATGCGAAAATCTTGCGGATGAAATCGGTCGGACATACGAAAAAGGCAGCGTCAAATTTTGGGAAGTATTCCGCAGAAAAAAAGTCGCCATGTTTGAATCCTTAACTGTTTGAAATTATGAAATTGAACCTATCTGACACATCTGATGCCGCGATTGATTTGGGCGTCTTGTTAAAAACTCGGCTGTTGATCCAAACAAACAGCGGCGGCGGAAAAAGCTGGCTGCTGCGACGGCTGGCCGAACAGGCTTTCGGCAAAGTACAGGTCATCATCATTGACCCTGAGGGTGAATTTTCAACGCTGCGCGAAAAGTTTGATTACGTTCTAGTTGGCAAGGGCGGCGAGACGCCCGCTGATTGCCGCTCCGCCGCTATGGTCGCGCACAAGCTGCTTGAGCTTCATGCCTCGGCAGTGTGCGACCTCTACGAGATGAAGCCGCAGGACAGGCACCACTGGGTAAAGCTATTCATCGACGCCCTGATTGATGCCCCTAAAAACCTCTGGCACCCAGTTATCGTAATCGTGGATGAGGCGCATGTTTTTTGCCCCGAATCAAAGGCGGGCGAGAGCGAGGCCAGCGGTTCGATGATTGACCTCGCCACTCGGGGTCGCAAGCGCGGTTACTGCGCCGTGTTCGCCACCCAGCGGCTTGGTAAGTTAAAGAAGGATGCCGCTGCCGAACTTACCAATGTTATGATTGGTCAGACCTTCATTGACATCGACCGCGACCTGGCGGCTGATTGTCTTGGAGTATCCGGCCCGGAACGCCGGGCATTCGACAACGAAATAAAAACTGTCCAGCAAGGCAACTTTTATGCTCTGGGCCGGGCGATTTGTACCACCCGCACCAAGGTTCAAGTCGGCAAAGTTCAAACTACACATCCTGAAATTGGTGGTAAAAAATTCAGCGCGGAGCCTCCGCCCCCGTCTGAAAAGGTCAAGCTGATGATGCCGAAGCTTGCCGACCTTCCAAAGGCGGCTGAAGAAAAGGCTAAAACTGAATCTGAGTTGCGAACTGAAGTGAGGGTACTCCGGCAACAATTGGCGGATGCTAAACGAACCAACCCAGTTGAAAAAAGTATTACCGAAATCAAAAATGTGCCCGCTTTGACCGATGCGGAGCGTAAACGTCTGACCAAGGCCATCGAGACGGGCGACAACATCATTTGCAAGTATGAGGTAATTCAAAACCTGATTGGAAATCAGGACAGTGACATGATTGACCTGAGGTCAGACTTGAGGTTTTTCAAAGACCTTTTGACCGGAAAATTGACGCCACCAAAACAGTTTAGGCCCGCGCCATTGACGCGGCAGACTTTCCCGATAGTGACCATGCACCGTGAAAAAATTGCGTCCGTTCAAACCAATGGCGACATATCTCCGGTTGGCCAACGTATCCTGAACGCGCTTGCTGAAATGGAAATGCTTGGCACAAAGACACCGGATCGAGAGCTTGTCGCCCTACTCGCAGGTTACACACATCTGCTTTCCAAAGGATTCGTAAATGCAGTGGGCGAGCTACGCACCGCAGGTTTGGTGTCGTATCCTAACTCTGATTCAATCCAATTCACCGATGCTGGCCGTGAAAAGGCCCAGTTCCCTTCGAGGCCGAGCACTTCGGAGGAGATTCAGAACCGCGTTTGCAATCTGATTGGCGGCAAGGCCAGTCAGATTTTGCGCCCGCTTATTGACAACTATCCCAATCCATGTGCCCGGACTGACATCGCGGCGGCGGCGGGATACACACATCTGTTGTCAAAGGGATTTGTGAATGCTATTTCAAGACTTCGCACACTCGGGTTTGTGGAATATCCTGACAGTCAGAGCATCGTCGCCACCAAAATCTTGTTTCTCAATGATTGACCTTTCAACAACTGAAGGATTGCGCGCGGCTGGCTATGTCGAGATAAAGCCCGGTCAGTGGCATCGCCCAAAGTTTCTGCCGCCGGTTGTTAACGAACCGGAAACCATCAACGTGCCAGTCAATGCAGAGGGCAAATTGCATGAGCAGATTATGGATTGGTGTGATACGCAATGGCCTCGCGTGAAATACATCCACGCCCGCATGGATCAAAGGTCTTGCATCGCAGTTGGCGCACAGGATTTCACGCTATTTCTTCCGAATGGCAGAACACTCTGCGTGGAGTGCAAGGCCAAGAGCAAGAAGCTCGAACCCGACCAGCGTAATTGGCACAAAGAAATGGCTATGGTCGGTCACAAGGTTCATACGGTCTGGTCGTTTGAAGATTTCAAATCACTGTTAAATAAATAATTATGTCTCTATTTTTTAAAGACGATTTGTGCGAAATCCATAATGGTGATTCGCGCGATTTGCTTCCAAGCATGCCTAGCGGAATAGTTATCACTGACCCGCCATTTAACATTGGATACAAGTACGACCAACACAAAGACAGGATGCGGCTTGACGAATATCAAAATCTTTTGAAAGCAACCCTTGTTTGCCCGTGCGTTATTATCCACTATCCAGAGCAAATTATTTCTGCCAGCGTGATATTATCTGAAATACCGACTCGAATTGTAGCTTGGGTTTACCCTTCAAATACTGGCCGGATGTATCGGAGCATTGCATGGTTTGGAAATGTTCCAAATTTCAAACGGGGGGGGCAACCTTACAAAAACCCGAAAGACAAACGGGTAAGGAAATTGATAGCCGCCGGTCGTCAGTGTCGCCTTTACGATTGGTGGGAAATCAATCAGGTCAAGAACGTAAGCAAGGAAAAAACTGGTCATCCGTGCCAGATGCCGCTCGAAGTAATGATGAGAATTATACGCATTACAGATTGCAAGCTAGTTATCGACCCATTTTGCGGGAGCGGAACCACTTTGCTTGCTGCAAAAAAGCTCGGAATAAAATCTATCGGAATAGACAAAAGCCCGGCCTATTGCCAGATAGCTGCCGACAGGGTGATTCGCAACACGTTTTAATATGAGTAATTGCCCATATAGCGATACTCATCCACAGTGTATGAACGGTAACAGTTGTGTATGCGGTTACCGTTTCGAGTCCGAAAAATCACCATGCTGGAAAGAGAATTTCAAAACGGGCGAGACGTTCCATATAAAAAGCGTCCGGTTTCAACTAGCCGCCATCAGCAAGCGGGGTCTTGTATTGAGGAGGGTAAGCCCATGAAGCTTCTTATTATCGACGGCAGCAACATCGTGATGCGCGCTTCATTCGGCGGAGAAATTGGAGTCGAGCAATCCGTTAAAACCGCGACGGGCATGATTGAGCGGGCGATACGCGATTTGGAGGCAACGCACTTCATGGTTGCGATGGATTGTCCCGGCGTGGAGACATGGCGCAAAAAACTTTTCCCGGAGTATAAGGCGCACCGGATGACCGACACCCGGCCTTGGATCGAGGGCGCGGCAAAAGAATGGTCTGGCATGGGATGGTGGGTGGAATCTGTTGGGGGATACGAGGCCGACGATGTGATTGCCACCATCAGCGCGCGGGCGCAAGGACAGTTCGAGGTTTTGATTCTGTCCAGCGACTCAGACCTGTTGCAGCTTTCAAGTCCTGATGTTTGTGTGTGCCGACCTATGAACGGTGGCGGTGTTTCGGCCATGACCGTTGAAATGGTGTGCAAAAAATATGGCATCGCATCACCCAAGCTGCTGGTGGATTTGAAGGCCATGACCGGCGAGCCGGGCGACAACGTGCCGGGCGTGGAAGGAATCGGGCCGGTGCGCGCGGCAAAGCTGCTGGCGGACTACGGAACAATTGAAGACATCATAGTTGCTGGCACATTTGATACATGCAAGATGTCACAAAAAGTTGCAACTCAAACTGAAACCGCCTGCATTGCCAAAAAACTAATCACGCTCGACGCATCCGCTCCGGTTGAAAACCTGCTGCTGAAATTGTTTTGCCTCGCCGAAGGATTGAAGATGGTAACCAGCCCGATGACTGATGCTGAACAGAACGAGTTTATTTATCACTATTCCGAAAGGCTCAGAAATCTTTGCGGCCAGTTAAAACCAAACCAGCAGCAAATCAGCATGGCCATCAAGGATGCTGAATCAGCGGTGGACAGAATGAGATTATGAAAATCGTAGCCTTTATGCAAAATATGTGGTTGAAAAACCCTGATAGTTTTCACCGCAACATGGCCGGTATAAAAGACGTGGCGGAAAAGGAAAAGTACCGCCGTCGCATCATCCATTACGCGCTATTCGCTGGATGCCTAACAGGTCGCAGGTTGAAATATGCTTTTGAAGAAGATGTATGCAGACGCATTATTTGGGAGGAGTCCACACGCGAAATAGCCAGCGACCCGCGTAAAATCTTCCCCGCCCAGCCGGAGCATATCAAGGCTGTGCTTGAGATTGAAAAACCTGACGTGGTTATTACGTTCGGGAAAATCGCCAGCAATGCGCTCGCACCATTATGGAAGGGCCGTATAGTTACCTGTATCCATCCAGCGGCCCGTGATCCATTGATACTTTCAAAGCTAAAGATAGCGGCGGAAGATTTGAAAACCCGCCAGCAGTCACTTGCTCTATGAGCCGCACAGCCTTAATCCTGAAGCCTTACGACCACGCGAAGGCCGCGCAGAACCGGAAGGGCTGGATTGCCATAGCCCAGCGCGTGATAAACGGTGATTATAATAAGGCGGACGGTACAACCGTCCACAGCCTTTCGATTGGACTTCGAGGATACAACGACGAGATTTGCCAGCGGGCACTTCAGATGCTTAAAAAATTATGACCGATAGCGATTACATAAAGCAGGCGGAAAAGATTGACCCGCAGAAAGCAGCAAGGATGCAGCGGCAGTTCAACCAGCTCTGGGCATTGTCGGAAGTCACCTGTCATTGCAAAGCCACGGTTCACTTCATGTCCGCGTTCCGCTGCCTTTACTGCGGTGAATTTTTCTGCATGGCCTGTGCCGAAGTCCATTTCGGCCAGACCCAACGTGACTGGATGAAACAACGCCACCCCGATGTATTGAAGCAGCTCGACGGCGAGGCGATGTTGAGTATTACAAGCAACCGGAAAGCCGCACACTGGCATGAGTGTAGAGAACCTCAAAAAAGTTTTTTCTCAGGCGACTCCGCACGACATCGCCGAAGGCCGCGATTCCTACCCGAGATACCGGCGCATCATGGAGCTGATGGGGGCCAAGCACGGGTTCGACCACCGCACCGCCGCCGCCGTGTTCTGCGCCCTCAGCCCAAACAACGACTACTACGGAAACCTGCGGGACGCTTCCACATTGCTGCGAGCGAAGCGAGCTTTGAAAAATTTGGATGATTTTCGGGTGTCCACCTACGGTAACAACAAGCGCAAGGCATGGGCCTTGGCGGGCGGTGCCGATCCGTTGGAACTTATCAAGGCACCTAAGACACGTTCCTTTTTTCTTAACGTGTGCGACCCCGCTGACCCAGTGCCCGTCACCGTGGACGGCCACATTTACAACTGCTGGAACGGCAGGCGTGTGAATCTCGTAGGCCTGCGCGGGTTGCCCGACTACGACGAGGTTGCCGAGGGTGTGCGGTGTCTGGCCCGCGAACACGGCATGGTGCCCTGCCAGATGCAGGGTGTGCTGTGGATGACGTGGAAGCGGATGCACGGCATCCTGATTACGCCCCAGACAACATTCTGGTGTGATGATTTGATTTACGCGGATGTCGGATTTCAGAAACAAGTCGAACTGGAGCCAGCATGAAAATAACCATCAATCGTCAAATGAGAATCATCTTGGAGATGATTGAAATGTACCAGCGTTCCCATACTCATCTCGTTGGTAAATTTAAGGGGCGCATTCCGCCGGGAAAAGCTCTTGATGAAATCAATGCCCTGAAATCAGTGCTTGATACTTTAGGCATGTTCACAAACAAAAAAAATAAAATGAAAACTAGAACTTGGCAGTTCGGCACCCGTATCAACGGCGTGGTTCAGGAGGTCATCGAAAGCAAGGACGCGCTATGCCCGCGCATGACGTTGGTGCTGGGCGATGGCGAGGGGTTTGTCATCATGGGTGTGACCCACGAAGTCATGCCGATGAAGCGACAACCAGCGACCATCGAATTTACCAAGGGCGGGCCGACCGGCGGATACTGGCGCATCGTCAAACCGGAGGAAAAACCGGCATGAAGCGCAAGATTTTTGAAATCCGGCTGCGTTACCGGCCCATACCGCTGGCACCTGTGACGGAGCGCATCTGTCTTTACGAGCGCGCGCTGGCGTTCAAGACCCAGAAGGAATTGGGCGATTACCACACAAAGAACTGCCCGTCCTGCGCCATCTACCGCAAGTGGCTGTGTCCGGTGTGCAACGGTTATCATTTTCTGGCCAAGGAGATGCCCGGCTCGGGCGGATCATCGGGCAACCAGCGGGAGAACACCATGCACCTTCCGCGCGCGGAATGGGAGGGACGCATCAAGCCCGAGCTGCCGGACACCACGCTGTATGTCCTGCGCTTCACGGTTGAAGACCAGCAGAAGTTTCCCTACCCGCTGGCCGAGATTGTCCGTCGGCTGCGCGAGGACGGCGCGCCCGTGGAACTGGATACCGAGCAACTGACTTACAACCGGCGGCACGGCGGCACGGGAGATAGCGGGCGGTTTGCGCTCTGCAATCTCCATCAGAGGCGGGATGAGAACGGCGACATACTTTACGGCTGGCACATCACAACAAACACCAAATCAAAATAATATGATTCACTCACCTATATTTTGGATGGTATTGATTTTCATTTCTGGAGTCTGGCTTGGGAGATTCTTGCAACGGAGGGGGCTATGAACCGCATCAAATTCATCTTCGCTTGGTATGACCTTTGGGTTGGGGTTTACTATGACCGGAAGGCGTACAAACTTTATATCCTTCCGTTGCCCATGCTTGGCGTGGTCATCGACTGCCTTGGTTATTATGCCATCCGTTCACCGTATGTTGCCGATGGGCCTGTCGGATATTGCACTTCTATTGGCGTAAATGGTGGCGATGTTGACCGTCATTGCACCCTGACAAAAATCAGCAAGCGTGAATTTTTGAAACATTAAAATGATAACAGCCGACGAAATCAAAAACGGAACAGTCTGGCGCGCGGCGGAACCGATGTGCTGGACTGTGGTGGTTCAATGGGTGGACAGAAACGGCTGGCTGGTTCTGGGCGAGCCGGATCAGTCGGCGCACGGCGGTACGTGCATGATGCCGCATGTCCGTGACGGGCTTGTGCTGCGGACACAGCAACAGGTGGCCGACCTGTTAAACCGATGGCAGGCGACCAGACTGCCGTGCATGATGGTCATCATTCCAATACCAAAAATCTGATGAACGCTCGCCGTAAATTAAAACTCAGGACAAGACAGGCATGGCGACGGGCCTTGGCCGTCCGCAATGCCAACCACGGCCCCGCCGTAATAACGCCGTGCCAGCGGTGTCAACGTCCATTCATGCCGGAGTGGAATGACCGGCTGGGATTTTTCTCGCGTTGCTGCAAGACATGCTCGGTACGAAACTTTTTTGATGGTCTGGAATTGCCCACGCCGCCAGAGCTGCTTGACCGGCATACCGTGCATCCGACCCTGACCGATGAAGAATGGCGTAGAAAACTTTAACCATAATTTATGACTTCTGACAACGAATCCGAGGAATCGAAGCGCATACAAGACGCGGTGAAAGTCCTGAGCGAGCACTTCGATTCGGTGATGATTTTTGCCACCCAGAGCACGGACACTAGCAACGGCACCCGCCACTGGATACACGGTGCCGGTAATTTCTTCACGCGCTACGGTCTGGTCAAAAACTGGGTCATCGGCGAGGAGGAAAAAACGAGGCAGGACATCCGTGACCAGCGAGGCGGGTAGCAGTTATATAAAAAGTGAGATGACCGACAGCGCGAAGCCGATGACGAAAAACGCCGTCAGTCCGATCCATTTTAAAAGCTGCCAGTCCATATCAGTAGATGGCATCAGCCTCATGCAGCATGGCAAAGACCTTGCCGATGTCCTCGCCGGGCCGCGTGTTGAGTTCGTTGTGGACTTTCTGGCCTTCATCCTGCCAGCGGTAATGCTGGTGACCCCCGGCGTCCGGGCACTTCAGCTCGACGTATTGCATCGCCCAGTTGCCGTCATTGTGGAAATTGAACGACTGCCAGTTAACGGATGGTGAACACGCAATCCAGCCATGTCGGGGTTGACCCCTTACGAACACCCAGACGGGTTCACACCAGACCTCCTCGATCATCTGCTTGGTGACACCGGGCGACAGCGGGGCATTCGTGTCCCGCATCATCAGGTAGAATGGCTGGCGGGTGCCATCATGTCGGATGGCCGTGAGATACACCTTGTAAACCGGAACGCCCAGCTTGGGCTGGTGGAAAGTCGCCAACTGGATGACGGCGATGCCGCCGATGACATCTTTGCTCATTGGATAGACCTTCTGATTTGCCGCATGTATTTACGGCGACGTTTTCGGGTCAGGCTAAAGCTGTGAACGAAGCATTTTATTGCGTTAGCAACCATTGGTTCGGTGTGAATTTCAATCACTTCACGCCTTGGCATCTTTCGCACCAAGTCAAAAATGGAATAAAGATTTAATGCTTCGCTCATGGTTTTTTAATATGCCGTCGAATTTGGCCAGTCGCCCGGTTATCCCGCCAAGCACGCATGACGAGCGTACCGCCCTTGACAGTGAAGTTGAGCCGGTGAACCAGCCCGCAGTCACAGCAGGCCATCTTGTAATCCTCCCGCCGCCATTTCACCAGCACACGCTGGCCGGGCTGAACCTGTGGGTACGAGACTTTGGCCATATCATTTCACCCACAGAAATTGGTTGCCACAGTTCGGGCATTTGACATGCCGGGTGGCCATACCCGGCTGGGTGTCGCGGTCAACGAGTTCCTGCGTTTCGCCCTCCGCACACTCGACCTTGCATTTGCATTCCTGACAGGTGCCCTGTAATTTTTTAACCTTCCGGCCCTGCTTCAGAATCTTCATACCTCGAGCCTGCCACCGACTGCCGGGCGTGTCACCCTCATTTTTTATTTTTCGACCCTTCATTTTACTTCACAGAAGGCTTGGGCTTTAAATCGGGGCCGGGCTTGCGCCATCCAATCGCCCGCCCAACCTTCATCTTTGGCGTGGCCAGCGCGCGCTCCTCAGTCCAGCCAAGGTAATAAACCCGGTTCACGACCACGCGGTAAGAAAGTCCAGCGCGAATCGCCCGCTGCCGAAGGCTGTCGGGATCACGCACCTGACCCTTGGTAGAACGCCGGTTGGACTGCTGTTCTGACATGGTAGCCCACCGGCAATTGTCCGGCTCGTAATTGCCATCGTTATTCTTGCGCTCAATACTATTCTGAGTGCCCTGAGGTTGCCCCATGTCATCCACAAAGTTATCGAATCCAGCGCGCCCCCGCCAACGGTCGCAAATCGTAATGCCACGCCCGCCGTAAAATTTATAGCCTTGGCTTTTGGGATTGTAGCATCGCTGGTGCATACCCATCCATTTTACGTACATCACCGTCTTCTTTCCATTTATGGACGTTGGATGCTTGCCAGACTTCCAGCCAACTGGTCTTCCACGTTTTGACATTGATTAAAGATAACATTGCAGCAACCTTTAAATCAACATAAAAATATAACAATCATCATAACTGTAATTCCTAGGATTCGATTTGCCGCATTTTGTTTCCGGGTGTCACTGACGGTTCAATAGGTAACTGAACGCACAGGCTGACTAAGGCAGCGCGCAGGGCTATGCCCTGTAGTCGAAGTCTTATATGTGGGTGAATAGTGCCGAGGATTGAGAAGGCTCCTATCATCGTAAGAACCGACGACCACCCGTACCCCCAAAACCCTCCCCACCCCTTTAAGGTTTATCAAATTGATTATTGTTTTACAATGTCCATTATGATTAGACCACACCACAAGCGACAACAAACCGAAGCCCAACAACTTACTACAAATCGGACATGAATTGCCTCGGTTATCTTCAGCGATCCATCAAAGCGGGCACCACAAGCGAGGCCAAAACACCACCTGTTGTGGTGTCGAAGTCGAGAACGAAGGCCAGCCCCGACGGCGGCGGCGCACGGCCAACTGTCAACGGCTGGAGGCCAGCGGAGATTGAGAACTGAAGTCCGGCAAGCATCGCTTACCACTGCTTACCAGTACTGACTACGCTCCTTGTCGGCATTTGGGACGCGACATTTTGAAACGCGAATCACACTGTATGCTTCTGCTTCTGCTTGCGTGACGCTACGGCTTGTCACGCGTAGCGTCACGCTTGACACGCGTGACTGGTCGGGTATGATTCGTTTATGGCCTTCGTGAAACTTGATTGTGGGATGTTGGATTCGACCATTTGGCTTGACCGCGAGGCGCGGGAATTGTTTATCACCGCACTGCTCATGGCCGTACCTTTTGAGCTGAAGGAACCCGCACCACAGATAAGGGTGCAATCGCTGGAGGAAACTGGCTTTATCGTCCCGCCGGGCTGGTATGGCCGGGTGGAGGCCGCTGGCTCCGGGATCATCCACCGTGCGGGCATGGAGCTACAGGCGGGCATGGCCGCGCTCGTCCGGCTGGGCGAGCCTGAAGTTGACAGCCGCACGCCCGACTTTGAGGGCCGCAGACTGGTACGCGTGGCGGGCGGTTACCTCGCTCTAAACTTCGCCCGCTACCGGGAGAAGGATCATACAGCCGCCGAACGATCCAAACGCTACCGCCAGCGCAAAATGACACGACCACGCCGCAAGGGGCCGTCACCGCGCGAGGTCGAAGCCGTCAAAGCTCTGGAGGCCGGGGACGAACGACGATTCGACCAGCTTACCGGCGAATAAACCTTTCCCAGTCTTCCGGCGCACCCGCCAAAATAAATCAACTTTGTGCTTGCATTAGTAATATACTATTGTAATGTAGTATCAAGTCCGGGCGATAAAGCCCGGATGGTAACAAAAAGCGAATCAATGAATGTTGAAACAAAAATCTTCTTGGCTTTAGGATTAGACAAAGCGCACACCATCCGCAAAATTGCGGCAACCGTGGCTTATCGCTATTGGATGGAAATGCACCGCTTTGGCTGGTTTAAATCAAATCAGGACAAACTGACAAAGCTGGTCAAACGCTTTCGCTTGGGCGATTGGATTTGCGCCCTGTCCGCCCATTATCCCGTTCGCTGAATTCCCGCCCCCTGTCCATCGGCAACGGTGGACAGCAGACGGTAATTAAGCCGCAAACAACAAAAGCGAATCATATGACCAAAATTAAACCAACCAAGGAGGACGCCTTGCAGGAGTCTGCAAAGAAAGCCCTCAAATCACTTCCGCGTGTCCGTGTTGAGCAATGTATGTACGTCAGTCTGGACACCCTCAGAATACGCGGACTTGAAACGCGAGCTTGAGAATTACGGCCCGCCAGACGCGCATTATCAGCTAGACATTCGCAAGCGTGTCACCAAAGCAGACCGCATCGAACGCGAACGCCAGCTAAAATAAAATCATCTGCCAAACCAAATTTAAAATATGAAAATCACTTTGTTGAATGGCAGATAATACAGCATCCGCGCATGGACTGGTGGCAAGTCTGATTATCGGGCTTGCACCCACCCGGACTTTGGATGGCTCCGCCGCTGGTTTTTCCGCGAGGAGGTCAAGCGTTGCGGCGGGCTGGACTTCTGGCAGTGTGCGGGCACTTCCGCCTTGCAACGTGCCCGTATTTTCTGGAACCGCGCCAGCCTTGACGCGCTAGCAACCCTTGAACTGAACTAATTTTAACCAATAAACACAAGCATTTTATGAACACTGAAGAAACAACAGCAAAAGAATTCACAGGCGAAGCCACATATTGCCCCGAAGATAACAAGCTGCGTCTTTACGTTGGACGCGTTCCCCGCGAGGAGTATTTAAAATTGAGGGCCGAAGGCTGGACGGCCTTGCCCAAGCAGCGCGAAACCGGGGGCGGAGACTTCGCAGCCATCTGGACGCCCGCTCGCCGCGACACCGCTTTAGAATACGCCGGATTTATCGGCGATGAGGACAAAGGCCCGGAGGAGCGCGCAGCGGACAGGGCCGAGCGTTTCAGCGGCTACCGTGACAAACGCACCGTCGAAGCCTGCGGACACGCGGACAGGTACGAGACCGGGCCGAGCGCACACGGTTTCCAATCGCAGGCACGGGCCGAGCGCGCAGCCGCCCGCCATGACCGCATTGCCACCCGTGCCGGGGATTCATGGTCTAAAGCCGAATACTGGACACGCCGCACCGCTGGCGTCATCGGACATGCGCTTTACAAGTCAACGCCGGGTGTGCGTATGGGCCGCATTAAAATCATTGAGGCGGATTTGCGGCGGATCGAAAAACAGCGGGCTGAGAACGCCGCATTTTTTGAATCGTGGCGCGACATTTCGACCATGACCGATGCCACCCAGCAAAACGCATTTGCAAAGCGGCTGGCCAGCTCATGTTATGGCCGGATGGATTACACCCACCCGCGCACGGGCAAAACCGGCAGTTTGTGGGAATTTATCCGCGATGACGCTGCCGACCGGATCACGGGCGCGGAGGCTGCGGCCCTTTACCTCGCGGCCCATGCCGACCCCAAAAAGCCGGAATGGAACGAAACGCGCTCAGGTGAATGGGTGGCGCATTACAATTTGCGGCTGGCTTATGAAAACCAAATGTGCGAGGCCGCAGGAGGCCGGGCCGCGCTGGTCGAGATGGTGCCTGGCGGTTTCGTCGGCTCATATCAAATCCGCAAGGTATGCAAGTCGCCTGTGACCGGCCTTGTCGTTTCGGTTGAAGTCATGGGAACGCATACCGGCTATACCAAGGAAAGCGGATACACCGAGCGCGCCACCCGCCCCGCGCCCGTCCTGTTCAACATCGAGCGGCTGACCGCCGAAGCCTACCGGCCCCCAACGGCGGAGGAGCTGACCGCGTTTAAAGCCGCGATGAAGGCGGAGAAAGCCGCCAAGCCCAAGGCCATCAAGCCGCCCTTGATTAACCCTACCGACGCGGACGCGGAACGCCTACAAGCGGTTTGGAACGAGCGCGAGCGGGCCGCATACGCCGCCAGCATGGAACGCCAGTACGGGGCAAGCATGGTCGCAAGCTGCCTGAAGGATTGGAAACCATCGACGGTTTGCCGGATCACGCAAGCCGCCTACTCCGCGAATTCAAAAGGCAGCTACGCGCGGGCGGAGACAAAAGAAATTTGCTGGCATGGTGTCATCAAACCTCGCCAGTATTTTCACAGCTACGAAAAGCAGGCGAAAGACAACGCGGAACGCGGCCCCGTGGTGTGCGAACTGCGAACCACATCGAGCGACGGCCACACCTACGGCGCAAAGCGGGTAATTGTCCTTACTGACAAGGCGCAAAAGACTTTTCCCGCCGAAATCTGGCAGCAATTCAAACCCGCTGAAAGCGTGATAAAGTCCCTGTCTTGCGCGCTCAAGCTTTGGGTGTGTGGTTGCGGGCACCGGGAAGAAACTTCAAAAACCTATGATTGCAAGGTTTGCCCGAATTGTAACCGGCTGATGCGTGACGAAAAAGGCGAAGTTTGCACCACCAAAAAATGAAGGCCGAAACATTCAACCGTTTGCATACGTTACGCATGGAAAATGACGCGGCCAAGTACGCACAGGACGAACTTAGGCCGCGCTTTGACCGCTTGGCGGGTCGGCATGAGAACGGCACCGCCCCGCGCGCGGTGTCCGCCTTCCAGCTGTTCCAGACGCCGCCGGACATCGCCGCCCGGCTGGTGTCCGCGTCGGGGGCAAACCGCAGTTGCCGGGTGCTTGAACCCTCAGCCGGTCTAGGCCGCATTTTGGACGCGCTGCAAAAGTCCGGGGCGTGGGATATAACCGCCGTCGAAATGGCCGCGAATATCGCTGGGGAACTTTACGCCCAATGCCGCCCCGAGCTGAAGATTTTACAGCGCGACTTTTTGACGGTCATACCAGAGGAAACGGGGTTATTTGATTGCGTGGTGATGAATCCCCCATTTCATCTCCGGGCCGACATCCGCCACATTTTACACGCCCTGAAGTTTTTACAGACTGGCGGAACGCTGGCTGCACTCTGCCTTGATACGCCGCACCGCGAAAAAGCCTTGCGGCCTATGTCCTCCAGCTGGGAGAAACTACCGGCGGGAACCTTTGCCAAGGAGGGAACGTACGTTCCGACCGTGCTTTTGACGATCCGCAAATAATGACCGGCCCTGACGCCGATAAAAAATGAATCCCCAGCCGTACACCACGACCAGTGAACCGTGACTGAATTATGAAAAACACCCCAACCCCAACCGATGCCGCCACGCCCATGCTTAAAGTTCTTGAAAAACCGATGTCCATTCGCCTTGTTCAAAGCGACGACAAAACGGTGGCAATAATGCAAGGCGACGACGACTCGCGGGAAACAGACTTACAATGGGCTAACAGAATCGTCCGCGCCGTCAACTTGCTGGCCGCGTATGAGGCGATGGCGGTGATGACAGAGAAGTTGCGCCTCGCAATCAATCCGTTACTGGTTGAACTACCGGACAAATCGGTTGTGAACGGCGAGGATAATTTCCCGTTTCGCTTGAAGATTTTAAAGCTGCAAGTCGAAGCTGAAACAGCCCTCGCCCAACTCGCCAAGCTCAAGGAGGAATTGAAGTGAACACAAATCTCCGCCAGTTCAAAACCTGCGCCGGATGCAAAGCTGGCGTGCTGTCGCAAGGACAACCGTTTAGCTGCGCCCTTGGCTTCAAGGTCAACGGCAAGACCTGTGTTCCGCTTCAAGCCTGTGTGAAGCCCAGAACCATCACCGACCTGACTGAAGCCCGTAAGCACAATTGGGAATCACACAGGCTACTTGGCTATTGCTCAAATGATCCCACGATAGTAACTGGCGAAGACCCGGCTCTAAAACAAATTTACAGAATCGGACTAAATGCCGTCGAATTTGGCTACCGCCAATGCGAGAAGGGCAACAATCTGGAAACCGCCTTGGAAAACTTCAAGGCAGTTACCAATTCGCAACAACCATGTCCGAATTGTGCCAGCACCACCCACCCGCCGGGATGCTGTGCAAAGGATGGTCACGGCGGATGAATTTGACCGTGGAAATCGAGGACTTATGAAAATCAAAGCACATTTGCAGCGCGCACGAAGGGCACTAGATGCTGATGCGAAAGCGGGCAGTGTGTGGCGAGCTGGTCAGGCCGACACGCTTAGAAACTGTCTTCTCCCCCAGCCACCGGCAAACGCGGGACGGATAAACGCCACGCCGGTTAAAATAAGTTCGCGGGTCGGTAACCGCGCCACGGTCTTTAATTTGGCGGCAATGACGCCCCCAAACCGCGCGCTTGGACGGCATTCTATGTCTAAACGAGACAGGCGCGCGGTCACAATTTGAAATTATGAAAACCAAAAAAACAAACTGGATACCACGCCGCCGTGGTAAAACCTACTGCTCGTCCGCCTGTGGATCGGGTTGCACATGGGCTGATTATATGTCAGCAAAACGCACTGGCGAGCGCGTCCGCAAAATGATGGACACCCCGAACGATTGGGAAGTCGTCGTTTGGGAGAACGGCGGATGGTTCTGGAAGCTCAAGCATATCATGGGCCATTTGTCCCTATGGTCGGATTGCCATCGCCTGAGCACTTCGCCAAAATTCCACGCCATGTTGAGCACGGATGCGGACGCTATGGGTTGTGACCACACTTGGTACGACAGCCAGCGGTTTGAGAATCCTAACGAGGCGGTTAAACATCGCCTGAAGCTCGCCGCCAGCAAGATGGACGGCATCAACAAGCTGCTTTTCAAATTCAACCCGCTGCGTGTCAAATGAAATTCGAGGAGCTGTCCATGCGCGCGGCCAATGTTGGGGGCAGATTGTATTCTGTTAAAACCGGCCAATATGAGGGCCATACTTATATCATGGCCAGCAAGCGCATGATACGCGAAGCGATAAAAGATGGCTCAATCAATAAAATCATTGGGGCTGGTCGAATCACTATTAACGAGCTTCGACGGTATGCAGGCCTTAAACCTGAAACTATCAAAAGATGTCCTTGCTGTAACCAAACTATAAAATCAAAACCATGAAACACAACACCATCTCCGATGGCAAGCAGCTTGTCCTGCTGGCAAACCCTGACGAACGGGACGTTATATCCATGTTCGACAACCCTAATAACGTGCCGATGGCCACGGTCAAAAAGCATCTCGACCCGCTGCTTGGGCAGAACGGTCTGGAATGGAAGGTGTGCGACACGCTGACCATTTGCCGGATCGGAGAGCCACAGACCGAAAGAGGCTCGGACGCCGATGAATGGGTTTACCTTGGCCGTTTTCCAGCCCCCTCGGGCACTACCTACAGGTGGTATGCGCGCGTCACAGATGTCTGGCATTACAACGGCTCGCCTGGCCAGTTGCTCCTTCAACTGCGCGACCAAGGACAGGCCATATTTGAGGGCGGTGCGGTATGAAACCAGCGGTCATGTGCCGGGTGCCCGCGTTCTGCGACGAGGTTTCAGCCAAATCGGGCCTTCCCGTGCAATCCCGACTGGATGGGCCGGTTAAGGTCGTGACTTTCGACGGGCGCGACCACCGATTTACCGTGACTGAATACGAGCGCATCCGGGGCCAGTTGCCGGGCCGGGTGTTTTTGGAGCAAATCTGATTGACTTTAGGTATATAAACCATTATTCATACACCATGAAAGAAATCAAACTTCCTGAATTCAAATGCCTGCGCTGTGACCATCCTTGGAACCCACGGCTTGCCGCCCTGCCCGCCGTCTGTCCGCGCTGCAAATCGCCCTACTGGAACAAGCCACGGTCAAAAAAGGCGGGGCCGGTGGCAAAAAAAACAGGCTGATATGTTAATGACCATCAAAAACATCGCGCACCACGCCGCCATACCCGATGGCGAATTGCGCGTGGTGCCCAGCCGGGGCGGTAAGTCATTTCTCATCATCGCGGCCAACGGTCAGGCCATCGCTGAAACGGTGCCGACTCAAAATCCACGCAAGAGCATGGCACGGGCCGCGCTGCTTGCCCATTCTCTGAATTCGTTTCCTCGCTCCATCCAAGCCTTGTCAGCCTGCAAGGATGCTGGCCTCCACACTGCTGGAAAAATCATTGAGTCTCTCGAAGACATTTCCAAAATCGGAATATGATTTCATCCGACAAAGACCTAGAAGCCATTTCCGCTTGCGTGGCCAGTTCGGTATCAGGAGGGCGCGTATTAATAGTTGCAACCAGCAAATCCAAGGCAAGAATCATTTGGACAGACATCCAAACTATCTGCGAAATGACTGGAATCAATATCCGAAAAGTCTCCAAAAATTTGAAAATAAGCTGGTCAAAATAATTTATGAAAATCCACGAAGCCTTGCTCCTCTGTCTGTTCATGGTGGTAAACGTCGCCACTGATACCGCCGTCATGGCCGCTGAGTTTATGCGCCTCGGCCTTGCCAAATGAGCCGCCTACGAGCAACCGGACTTGGGAGCAACCAAGACCCAGACGACTGGCGGGAACAGCGCGTGGATCGGGATCGCGAGGCCGGACTTCGAGCCACCGAGATATTTTGCATTTTGCCGGATGGTCGTGAGGAGGTCTTTTTGCGCTATCCTGAAAACTCAAAGCAGGCATTGGAGCTTATCAGAGAGGTTTTAAAGCTGAAAAAGAAGCGGGGATCAAAATGCCCGTTCGGTTATAGGAATGTTTAATTATGAGCACCACCCAACAACAGATTGAGGAGAAAATTGCCAAAAGATATTCCACAATTTACGACTTCAACGGTTCGTCCAAAGAACAAATAGCAAATTCATTCAAAGACGCCATTGGAGAAGCCACCCAACCATTGCTGGAGAGGGTTGCGGAACTTGAAGATGTTATTCGCAGAGAAGCGTGGCTTGAGAATGCCAACAAAGAAGGGTCTGGAATCCAATCACCTTATGTCGGATGGGATGAGTACCAGAAACTCCAATCCCAACTCACCACCCTCGAAGCTGCGTGTGCGGAGCTTGAGAAGCAGCTTGCTGATAAGAAAAAATGAAAACTTTTTATACAGCGAGCAAAGTGAAACACGCGCCATTATGGTTGAGTCTTCGGAAACACGGCTATACCATCACCGCGACATGGATTGACGAGGCTGGAGAAGGGCAGACGGCAGACTATGCCGAATTGGCAGAGCGATGCCTAAATGAGATAAAGGCGTCTGACTTCCTCTTACTTTACTGCAAACCGGGTCAACTTTTGAAGGGCGCATTAATTGAGGCGGGGGCGGCACTGGCACTCGACAAAGAAGTCCGATGCGTGGGAAATTGCCACACAATCAGCCGTGTTTTCAAAAGCCACCCTCTTTGGAAAAGATACCCCAACATCCTTTCAGCTATATCTGATGCAAAATAATCATATGAACACACCAATTGCAGACAAACTTCTTGAAGAATTTAATCCAGAAAACCCAAAGCCGTATTTTCATAAAGCAAGAGAACAGGTGGCTCTGCTAGAAAACGAGATTGCGTGTCAGATAACCAGCGCCACCTTACGAGATGATGCGTGGTTTACGGCATTGGTCAGAGCATACACCATTGCTTATAAGCA